AGCTACTTTTAAAGGATTTGGAAGCTAAGAAGTTTGTAATAAAAACCCCCGCAGCCACTATGGCAGCTACAGCAGATGGTATGTTAACTCCATTATAGAGAACATAGATGCAAGCAAATGCTTGGGGTGCATTGTGTATGATGCATAGGCAGTATCTTCCTAATCTGATATAGGAAAGACTTACTATGAAAAAACACTATGACTATAATACAGGAACTACTAGAGAAGCTCTTTATAGAACACCATATAGAGTAGCTAAAATGCTATTAAAAGATTGGGGTCAAAAAAAACAAATATTAGAAAGTCTAGATGCTTCTGATAGAGCTAATCTAAAGCAAATAATGACAGAATTACCATTATTATTTGTAGCATATCCATTAATCTCTACGGCATTATCAGCAGAAGCAGATGATGATAAAGATAATTGGTTGAAACAATTATGTGCATTACTTGTAGTTAGGTCTAAGTTCGAAGCAGGAGCTCCGTATAATGTATTAGATATTGTAAATACAGTTAAATCTCCATCTGCTATATTTAGTATGACAGATAATATATCTACTGTAATTAACTATCCTATATACTTGTTTAATAATGGGGATAAAGTATCTAAGTATGGTCCATATAAAGGATGGACTAAACTAGAAAAGTCATTACTTAAACTAACACCATTTAAGAATGTATGGGAACTTCAAGATCCAGCTATTAAGCGAAGGTACTTCTAGACACAAATTGATAAATAAAAGTAAAGGCTACTATCCTCACGGACGGTAGCCTTTTTTATTGCTATGTTAACTGTGATATGTATAATTTAAACTTCTTCTAGAAGCTTAGTATAACTAGGCTCTAGAACGTCCTTTAATGGAACTGTTTCTATGCATTTGCCTGAATAGGAAATGTCATAGATATAATCTTCTATATCAATTCTGTTAGAATACTTCCATAACTTAAAGATTGCGACTTTATGTTTTGGAGTAAGACATCTATTACCACTATTCTTAAGTGCTTTAAATTCATGTCTAAAACACATTGGAACAGTAAAGATAGCCAAGTCATAAAAGACTCCATCTATCCTAATAGAATATCTATTATAGAAATTTCTATTTCTTTCTAACATTTGATCTAGTTGATCTACTTGTTTTATGGTGTTACACTTAAATAGGATAAACAAATGATTCTCAAACCACGGGTAGTCTTTACTTTCATTGTACATGTTAACAAACATAGGACATTCAAGTAATTCATTGTTATCCATAATCAACTGTGACATAAACATCGCAGTTTTATTTAAGTTCCTCAATTCCGTCATTCTCGTAGTATTCACGAGTATGTTCCCAATTACCAGAATTGATATGATATGATATTCCTTTTAAAGCATCTGATATTACTTCTGACCTTTTGGATAACTCCTCAGGGTTCAACATATTGAACACTCTAACTTGATTATTACCATTTGTTTGAATAGCTATTATATATGCCCTCTTTTCATACTCAGACATATTAATACCTAGTTCATTAGTAAAATACCAATCTAGAGCTTCAAAGTAAAATTCAAGCTGCCTATAATAATCGTACTCCTCTACAGAATGTTTAAAGTTAAAAGCATCTGAAGTAGTTTTAAGGTCAATAAGAGTAACTACTTTATTCTTATGATCTAATATAACTCTATCAATAAGAGATTTACAGTCTATTCCTGAAGACGGATGTGTCCAGTTAATGTGAAATTCATTATGACTTTCTACATCTTCTGGCCATAATAATTCCTTAGCTGCTACATGATTTTCTAGATTTGATTTAATGTTCTTCAACATATTCAAATCTGTAAAGGATATAATATTCTTAAAGTTTCTAGTTCTAAGATATTTTATATAGTTAGTATAAGTATCTACTAATTTAGTAGCATCATCTAATACAACTTCATCCTTTTTACTGTTACTATAAGAGCTCCTATATGCTTTAATCTTTAAAGTATCTACTGATTCTAGTGGTTCTGTAGACAATAGATTAGCATAGCATTCGCAGAAGGTCTTCTGCTGAGGTGCCTTAGGTGTATCAAAATCAAGTATTTCATAGTCTTTCCAGAATTCCTCTGGCTGTAAAATGTACTCGTGGATCATAGTACCTCTTTCAAGAAACTTACCACTAAGTCCTTCCTCTTTATTATCGAGCATATCTCTTAGATATTGAGGCCCCTTATTAAGAAACCAACCTATCGCAGAGTTCGAAATACGAGTATTATCTTCATAATAAGGAATTATTATTTCCATATTATGCAGCCTCACATTTTTCAAGAACAGAACTGTTCATGTAGTTATTAAAGTCTTTAACTTCCTTTAATTTTTCTTCCCACATTTTAATGCGTCTGTATGCAAAAAATGCACCTTTTGCATCACCATTGATTATGTTAGTCTCAAAATCTTCTCTAGCTTCTTCTAACATACGTTCTTGCTCGTTAAGAAAATTACACAATGATCTTCTGAACTTTACTTCAGATGCAAGGTTCTTTACCTTTTTAATAATACTTTGTAGTACATTCATAATTTAAAATTTTTCAACCTCTCAATTTTTCATCTTTCAAAAAACTGATTCCTCAGTTTACGTGTGAAATAGGGAGTAACCAAACTCCCTATCTCTATACTTTAATTCATTCTTAGATTCTGTAAAAACTCTTCAAAATTAATTACAGGTATATCTTCAGCATCATCGTCATCATCTTCGTAGTCATCAAAACTATCTTCACAATCATCATCTTCTTCATAAGAAGTATCTTCACAATTGTGAATTTCCTCTTCTTCAGTTGATTCAATTGGTTTTGAATTCTTAAGCTCAATATTCATATCCTGAGCAATTACTGCATTAGACAGTTCAGGGAACATAATCTTTTCATCGATAAACGATAAAATGTTATCAATAGATAACAAACGGAAGTTATTAACAATGAAATTATAAGTATTTTCAATTTCATTCAAAGCAATACCTTTGTCTTTAAGGATTTCTTTCAAGAAACGAGCATTATCGTTTGCTTCAAAGTGTCTCTTATAACGAATACGAGAACAGCGATTCTGTAAGAATTCACTAATATTGTTTTCATTATTACAAGTAAAGAGTACTAGCTTTTTAGCATTAGTCTGTACACCATCTAACCATCCTAACAGTTCCTCTGTATTCCAATGCTTATCTACTTCGTCAAAGATAACTGCTACTGGAGTAGAGAACTTACGGAAAAAATCATTGATTCTTCCTGTAGGGAAATCTTCATCAACGACAATAACTGGTAGATTCGAATTCTGTGCAATGACTTTAGCCATAACGGTCTTTCCGGTACCTTTAACACCAGAAAGCATTACACCAGTTGATAATTTATTAGTTTTCTCAAAGTAAGTATTTACACGTTTAATGAAGATTTTATCTTCATCTGTAGAATACACTTTAGAAGGTAAGTTTAGTGAACCATCTTCTTCAAAGTAAGGCATACCTTCATACCGATTATACTTTAGATTGTAGACTTTACTATTCTCTAATTCATAATCTAATCCTTTGGGTTTACTAATAATCTTATCACCTAGTTTAATAAATTCTGCCATAATTTGTTATTTTTTTGAAAGTTCGTTGATCATCTCGTCAACTTGTTTCTGATTACGGACTAAAAACAACTTATAGTCCTTGTTTTCTTGTTTTAAATAATACTTAAAGATCTTCCATCTTAACGGAAAACTATCCGTTACAAGACCTTTACATTCTATGATAAAGTTTTTCCCAACAAAATCGGGAAGATAAGTCATAGCTCTTACCTTTTCTCCATTATATTCAAACTTTGGAATAAGCTCAAAGTGAGTAGATTCATATTCTGCATCTATTCCAGCTTCTTTAAGCTTTTTGTAGGTATAAGTTTCGAGTTTACTTCTAAACTTTATACCATCGTATATATTTGGAGTAGCATTACGTACTTTTCCCTACGATCTCTTCTTGCTTTTATTCATGACTAATATAAGTATATGAAATATTTTTGTGAATAAGATATTCTGGTTCCTTTTTAGCAATATTATTGATTGCCTTAGCTATACGCCGAGTATCTTCTTTAAATGAAGATAATGTATACGCTAAATATAATTTCGGAAAGAACCGAATAATAAGAGGAACAAACACAAAAGTCTCAAATAACGCTAACAGAAATGTCGCTAAGGTTAAGTATAAAACAAACGCCATCATATTTTTTTCTTTTTTAGTTCTTTATCTAGCCATTGGCTAACTTCTTGGAATGATGTACTCTTAATAGAATCAGAGATATCTTTAGAGTGAAACTTTTTATGCATTAACATAACCTCTAAGTCATATTGTTTACCTATTTTACGACTATACTTAATACCAGCTTTGTCTCTATCAAATAGTATAATAATACGCTTAAATCGCTTCTTTAGGTCCTCTAAGACTACATTAGGTATAAATGTAGATTCACTCGATGGAGATATAGCACTATATCCCATTTCATGCAAACACATTACATCCTTCATACTCTTAGTAATAAATAGTATATCACCAGAATCTGGTAATTGTTTAAAACCTTGAATATCCATTTCAGTTAAGTTATTACGCCATTTCGTATACTTATCTCCTAATGGTCTATATATCTTAAAGTTATTATATACCTTATAGGCATACATAGGATTTTCATTCTTATAAACTCCTTTGACAATACCGTTACATAGATAGTATTTAATACTAAATACATCATATTTCTTTAGTGTATCTAGAGAAATATTAAACTGAGTCCAGTAATTGATATCTATTTGTGTAAAGTCTTGCCTTACGATACCAATTACTGTCTCTGTTGACGGTATATATTGCTTAGAGCTAACGAGTTTTGTTTTGTTGGTAATCTTTAGTTTGTCTACTATATCCTTTAGGATTTCATTGTAATCTGTAATACCAGTATACAATGAAACAAACTTTATTACATTACCACATTCACCTGTTCCATGATCCTTAAATAAGAGTTGTTTGGTACGCTTACTATAATATATTCCAAATGAAGGATTCTTATCCTTTCTAAATGGACTATTATAGATCATACCTACTTTAAAGCTACCAATATACTGAGCATATATGTCATACTCAGTTACTTTAGATAGTATATAATCTAAAGTAATATTAGTAGGTAGTTTTACTCTTTTTTTATCGTACATGTTATTTCTTTAATAAAGATAATTCCCTATCTAGTACTTTTCTGAAAACAGCTTCATCATCAATTGAACAAACTCCACCATGTAGTGCATCATCACTAGGACTATATGGTTTAATTGTACGTATATATTTGTCTTCTTTACCACTTAATGAAAAGCTCCACACTTCTCCTCCACGGATATCATATGATTCTTTGTAGTATAATAGATCTCTTTCATAGTCAAAACCTTCAACTAGAAACAATCTATTGAAATTAATATCTACTACATATGTATTAGGTTTAATATCCTTAATATTAGGTATAATTAAATCTAACAGATCACTAATCATATAGTGTAAATGGTCAAATCTATTTTTATTTCCAATTTTAGTTAATTCTTTCTCTAAGAAACTTTTTTCATTATCAGTAAGTTCTCGCTCTCGCTTAATCTTTCTGAATTTACGTAATTTTCTGATAGTCATAACTATAGATTTTAATGTGATATGCAGAGAAACCAATCTCTGCATACCTAAACTAACTAATAGGAATCCAACCTATGTAATCATTGATCCAATGATTAATATAACTAACATCGCAACTCTGGTCTACACGTGTACGGCGTGAGTACACTCGATTGAACATGATTAGTTATACTCGCTATCGCACTTGCGTATAGTTAGTCGATTAACGCGCTAATCTAAAAAATATCTTAATCCTCTTCCTCTACATCATCATTAAACAAACGGGAAATACTCCGCAGTTTGTGTGCAGCATCTCCTGTAGTTAAACATTCACCTCTACCGATATAAATATCTTGTTTGGTTTCTGTATATTTAACTGAAGCAGATGCTCCCATACAGGGATCTACGTAGAATTTAGCAGCTCTGAATTTGAACATCCAGAATCTAAACATCCACGAAGATACTGAAGTTAGAATTAATGGTTTAATTAGAGTTTCCTCTGGCTTCTTTACCATTACTTCTACATGCAACAAGTCAATATCTTCACCTCTGTAGGATCCAACGTTTTTAGTATCTGTATAAACAGAAATACCAATTCTATAACCTTGATCCTCTAGATAATCAACAAGTCGCATTACTGTATAAGCTCTGATCATTAATGATTCAGAGCTACACCAGGAATTTTCACAAATACAAACATGTAAATTAATAAACTTACCTTGTCCAGCACCGTGATTTCGTATACGTTTTTTCATGGCAGGCATCTGTTCTAAGAACCGATCATAATTCATATCATCGCCATCAAATTCGTCATACTTATATTTCTTTCTTGAACCTCCAAGGAATAAATCTTCTTCGATTTTCTTAAGATTATCTAGACCTTCTTTGTAAGAAAACTTACTTTCTAGAATCTTTTCTCTAGAGAGACCTACCCATTCTGGGTCATTTCGTCCATCCATTTCTTCCCATATATTCAGTCGACCGGTTTCTTCAACTTTGTCGGCTTCAATATAGAACTGTTCTACACTTGGTAACTTAATAGATAAATTCATTATGCTGCATATTTAACTTGATAACGATCATTAGTTGATAGTGGATTGTTTAAACGATCAAACACAATTCGTTTTTCATTATCAGACCAGTTAATAATTAATCGGTCTTTCCAATCAGCAAAATAGTTATTCTTCATTGTATGACCTGCTTGAATCATACGAGTAGAAGCAATACGGCGTAACTGTTCATCTTTAATGATGCAACGAAGTGAGTTAACATAACTAACAACCTCTTCATCATATTGAGATTCAAACTTGTCAGAGTAATTAACATCAATAATACCTCCAACAAATCGGTCAATAGTTGATGCATCTAATTGGTTATTAGCTACATACTGACGATCAGCACCATTACCAAATGTATTTGAAGTAGCAATAATAATGCACTCCGGATGACGATGAACAAGACCTGTTGTAGTCTCAATTTCACCATTCGCTAGAGCGGCATTACATATCTGTGCTACAGCAGGATCCAATGCAGTAAACTCGTCAATAAGAATTATAGACGGTTTATTATAATACTCGCTGAATTTCGTACTTTCTCGTTCCGGATACTTATATCCTACAAACTCAGTTGCAGAAGTACCGATACCACAAGAAATACACAAGTAAGGAAGATTAAGCTGTTTTGCTACATTACGAGCAATGGTTGATTTACCACAACCCGCTGGTCCTACCATCCAGATATTTGTTACACCAGATTCGATAGTCTTAAGTAGTTTTTCTTCAGGTTCAAGCTCAGCAAAGGCAATAGCTTTTGCTTTAAATTCCTCCTCTGCTTTACGCTTTTCTTCCTCTTTCTTTTTTCTTTCTTCTTCCTGCTTCTCAGCTTCTTCCATAGCTTTTTTCAATTCTTCGAGTTTAGACTGTAAATCACTATAACTACGTAACTGGATACCTGATTTAGAAGTTTTATATTCAGTTCCACTTTCACTACGCAATGTGAATTTGTATTCTCCTTTTGTTACATTCTTATCTACAGCAACAACAAGAAAAAATCCTGTAGGATTTACTCGTATAGGTTTTCCTTCCTTATCTTTAATACTACTATTAATAGTAGCAAAGATAGTATCACCTGCTTTTAAATCTTTTACTGATGTTTTACTTTTTACATCAATAAAATCATCACAGTTAGGTTTTTCCTTTCCAGTAGGAGAGACAGGATCTCCTGACCCATCTTCTCCATTAGTTGGTGTAGTGCTAGCTCCTTCAAAAGGAGGCATTCCCTTGAAAGTAGCTACATTATGTAGTTTTTCAATCTCAATCATAGTATGATAAAATTTGTAAATAATTTGATAAATAAAAAATGTGGAGAGAGTAGTGGAATCGAACCACTCCCTGTTTAACACTAAAATCACTTATTTAGTAGATTAAACTGTCCTAAATATGATACAGATTTTCTATAATCCTATCGCACCTTGCAGACGCACTCCCTCTTTGTCGTTCTTCTATTAGAACGGCAATTGATTAGGGTTTGAATCTTCTCCTGAAGTAAAATCATTTGTAGTAAATGAATTAACAGAAGAAGTACCCATAGCATTCAGTGTAAGTGAAGTAGCCAAATTTGTTACTGTCTTTTCACTGTCAGCTGTTACCGGTTTTGTGAATTGGTCAATACCTAATTCAACAATAGCGGATGCAGAACCTTCTGGTAATACCATAGGTTCGATAAATGTATACTTTGCATATGAAGGCAAAGTAGTATAACCATCTTTATTATAAACCACTTTAACACGTAAGAGCTTAGACTTGTCTGCATTATTAAGATATGTTACTACCTCGTTTGCAAATTCTTCAAAGCTAGTACCATTAAAGACTAGTTCTTCATTCTTATAGAAACAAAGCAAAATCTGCATCATACGCGAAAACTGAGTATCTTCTTTTGCTTGAAGCTGTTCATCGGTCATACCTTCGAACTTAGTAGGCTTCCACTCTGTTTGCGTGAGAGTTGCTCCTTCCTTCTCGAAAGTGATTTCCAAGAAATCTTTTCCGGTAGGAGATTTAGCTACTCTTGCTGATTTTAATGTTACGTTTTCGATAATTCCAGTAGGAATAAACTTTACATCTTTCTTTGCTATTGTTAAGGCTCTTTCTTTACTATACATGTTCTTTCTAATTTATTTATTCTGGTAAAAATATTTTATCCCAATGAACGGTTACTTCATTGTTTTCATTGCTATCTGCAATTGCTATTTTCTGTCCTCTAAGATGTGGAGCTCGTGCCTCTCTTACTGAGTTATCACCACCTTCGAATGAAATTATAGTTTCGTTCTTTTTACGGTATACATAACCTACAGCATCGGCTTCCCCGCAGACAATATCACCTAAACGTCCAACAAGGTCAATAGCCATTTCTGTTAGCTCCTCCCCATCTTTATTGATCATCTTATCTTTAGTATGACCAATTAGGATAAAGTTATCACATAGTTCCTTGAACATATTAATAACTTTCTTTACAGCTTCTCTAATATAGAGATATCCAGCACCATTAGGTAACTGTCTAACATCTTCTCCTTTGAATGATTTACCCATTGGAGTTTGTCTATACAGAGATGCTGCAAATGGTAGACATATCTCCTCTAAACGAGTAGCATTATCAATTGCAATATACTTATAAGGTCTCTTACCAGTCTCTGCAATCTTCTGTCTAATAGCATTTGCGATTTCTCCAAGATCATTGACTGTTCTAGCCTGAATTGAGAGGGCTTCGAGAAACTCGGAGCCACCCTCTAAATCGACTATAAGACAGCCATCTAACTTAGAAATCAATGTAGTTTTACCAGATTTTGGTTTGCCAAATAAGATCAGAAATCTAGGATTCTGTACCTTTGGCGCATTCTTTTCAGTAGGTAGTACTAACATATTTGTTTTGTTAGATACTGCTTTACGTTATCTGAAAGAATCTGAAAAAGTTATCTGAAAGAATCTGAAAAAGTTGAGTAAAGTAGTATAATTAAAGATTAATTACGGTTGTAGTTTTGTTTACCACCATGATGAAATTCAGAACGAATTTTCTTTGATATGGCGATAGATTTTCCAAACAATAAACATTATTACGCTTCGGAATGATTGTGTTACCAACCTGAACATACGAATCGTATTCTCGTACCGGAAGTCCTCCGATTTTATAGTCATACCCACGAGGTAGATTACACATCTCTGCATAATCATGTAATTTCTTCAATGCACGTTCAAAATCTGTTGCAAGGTTATAGTTACAACAGTTATTATTAAACGGGCACATACATTTAGATACGTGATAGCGCGGATTACATCCAAAGCCTACACGTTCTCCCGGACCGATATACTGATAGCTTGTTTCAGTCTCAGGTCCATCGATACCATCGATAGTCAATTCAGGATATGAATTATTCAGTTGATTCAACAAATACTGTTTATATACGCCACGAGCGTCTGTTTTTTTATTCGGAAGTGTAATTGTAAAAGATTTCATTTCAGCCTATTTTAAAGTAAATAAATAATTTCTTGCATTTTATTTTTCAACTAAATTACCATATTTCAATTCGTTCTCGAATTCTAGTATGAATGGTTCTCCATCTCTTACTTTAAGAAAATGAAGATACACTTTGTCTTTTACAGGTAGACGGTCTATACCATAAGCTGTTATATTCAACAACTCTGGTCGAGATAGAGCTGTTACATAGTCGCTAGCCTGAAAAATAGCATCAGATGCTGCAAGATCACTACGCATTGGATAATGCATAGAAGGGTTGTTAATACGATCCGGTTGTTCAATATTTCGATTCATCTGTGAAATCTGTATAATACTCGTATTAGAAAGCTTCTTTTTACGAATAAACATTTTCTGTAAATCGACAATAGTACCTCTTTCAGATTCACCTTGGCCCTCTACAAGCAGAGCATGGTCAAGTATAACTATAAGCCATTTGCCTTTAGCTATATTCTCGTGAAAGTAATCAATAGTTTTTTCCATGTTTTCTACAGTACTTGGCGTATCAATATAATATATTGGATACTTCTTGATCTTATCTGCAACTTCTTCAATTTTGTTGAATTCAGTATTAGATAGACTTTGATCAGAACTATAGAGTTCTGCTGTAGTCTTTCTCAGTTTATTACTGAGTTTTCTACCTACCTGTCTGTAAGATAACATTTCATAACTAAAAGATAGTATAACTATCTCTTGATCCGGATTTAAATCAATTAAGTCAGTTTCAAGCGTATTTGCAAATGCAGATTTACCACTACCACTGCCTCCAGCAATAGTGACAATCATATTTGGCTCAATACCACCACAACATACTTTATTAAACTTATTCCACCTAGTCTTAAGTGGAACAATAGTTTTGTCTTTTCTCTTGCGGATGTATTCTAATGATTCATCCGCTACTTCAGAAATAGACTTGAATGGCAAAGTATTAAAGGATTTTTGTTCCATACTGAACCTCCTTTGCTTGTTGTGATAGTTGCATTTCCTCCTCGTAACACTCCCACTCGTGTTGAGTGAGCCATTTCCACATCGTCTTCATATAACCTAACTTACCAGAAGTTACTTTATTGTCAATCTCCCACTTCAGACATCCTAATAGGTAATCATGCATAGCTCTTGATTTTCCAATAATTTTATTATACTCTTTACGACATTTGTTTACATTAGCTCTTAAGAACCCTTTAGTTCCATCAGGTCTTATAACATAAACTGGAAATACTTCATAGAATTCATCAAACATACTTTCTTTTTCACTATTAGTTACTTCAGTAAGCTGTTCAGTTGCTCTATAAATTTTATTATCGTCAGTTATAGTCTCTACGATAAGGTTACGTTGAATTAAATCTTGTATCTCTTCGTCACTTACTCGGCTGAGAAGTTCGTGAACGTCTTGATGATTATTTTGATTTTCGCTCAATACAAGATTAATAAATACTAACTGATTTATTGATATGTTGAATTTCTTCAACAGAGATGTATCTAATTCTAGTATCATAAAAGTTTCACTTTATGACATTTATCTAGATTCTGATACAGTATGATAAGTTATGTTAAAATAACGATAACTGTCTTGGTTTTAAATCTTCGATTATCTTATAGCATTCTCTTAAATAATATCTATAATTAATCTTACGATCTTCTATTGGTTTATCATCGAACATATTTAGTAGAGTAACACCAGATGCCGTAAGCATATTCTGATACTGTTTAGTATCAGGTACTAAAGGTGGATTATACGGATCTTTACCTTCTTGAATTAAACTCCAATATGCCATATCTGATAATTCGCTTGGATTCCAAGCATAGTGTTCTCCTATTCCTTTCCATTTCCATAAATATGCACCATCTGTAGATGCATAGAAACGATTCGTTCGCTGTATTTCTTGATTCATGTATTCAACATGCCACTGTTTACCAGTCTTTTCAGACATTAAGAATTTCTTAATATCTGTGCAACCTTTAACAGTATCTTCAACAGGAATTCCATCTACAAAATACTTTATAATAGCTTCAGGTATGATTTTAGGTGATAAACCCTTACCTAGTAATACTTCGGTAATAAACATTCCCTTAGTTTTTATATAGTCTTTGCGAATTTCATCCATATTTCTATATGTTTCTCCTTTTGCATTTGTAGCTCCATACTTAATATGATCTCCTGTTTTAGGATCCATTACTGCTGTAAAATCTCTGAATTCATGCTTTTTCTTAGCATAACCTTCTTTTACTGCAATATAGTCATTGATCGCATACTGATACATAGCCTCAAAACGATCTTCTTCTAATGTTAGTTTAGTTAATTGTTCCCACTCTCTACATACGATGTTTACTTTATCATATATAGATTTCTTAAGTAAGACAAATAAACCATCAGTATTTGCTTGTACTATTCGGCACCCTAGCTCTACTAATTTCTCCGCTAACATTAGTAACAATAACTGTCCATTAATACGTATTTGCATTACTGCAAATGGACTATAACAGAAGTTATGTTCATTTTGAAGATTACCACTCAAACCATTAAGTGCTAACTTCAATGTACTATCTTTAATTTTATCTCCGTTATGTTTAGCTTCTATTCTTTCAGATCTAATCTGAGAATATACTTCTAAGAATTCTGGACCTAAATGTTTAGGATAAAATCCATATTCTATCAACATACTTGGATATAGTGACGCTACGTCAATATCGATAAGCATTTCGTCTTCTGCTGGAATTATTATTTCAGGATCATTCTTAGAATGAATTCCACCAACTCCAACAGTATACCTTAATCCACCAAATACAAAGTTCTTTTCATAACCTTTTCTGCCGGGAGAAACTACTTGAGTTTTCATTTCATCTAGTACAGATTTAAGTATAGGACTATCATATTTGATAAAAGGTAATATAACATCTTTCAATGGTATATAGGCTTGAGGAGATCTTAAGTCTTTAATATCCCACCATGTCAAGCCTGTCTTTTCAAGATATTTGTGAGTTAGAATTTTCATTCCAATATTCACTCCATCTTTACTAAGAACTTTTACACCATACTCGTCTTCAATAGCTAATCGCAAATCAATATCTTTTTTACACCTATCAAGTAATGCAGAAGTAGATTCAATATCATTGATATTATAATCTATCATACTGTCAAAATCTTCAATAGGCAAAGGCTTACTCCAATCACATACGAATTCCTGTACATTCTTATATTGCATGGTAACCTGAATTTCTTTCAAGCCTACTCTAAGTTTATTAGAGTAAAGCATAGTAAGAATATCAAAGCTATCAAACCATACTTGATATTTCCATCTTTTCCATTTTTCTATATTCTCTCCAGAGTTAGTAATTTCTCTACTTAGATTAAATATAGAATTAGTAATTACAAGTACAGGCTTTTCAGTAAGTACATGTTCATACTCTATAATGTAATTGATGACAGGATTATCATAATGTAAATTGTTATAACCGCAGAATATTTTATCTGAATCAATACTACAATTTGTAGTATAGTTATCATTCCATGAAACAGGTGAATTTACTTGTTTAAAGAATAATATAAGTTCAGATAACTGATTTTTACGAGAAGATATTTCAAACTTATGTACTTCTTTTGTTTCTGTATTAAGAACAGAACAATGAAAGATGTTTTGAAATACTTCGATATCATATACAAATACGGTTTTACCTCTGATTTGCATATAAATTAAAGATTAGTTTAGATCCCGTAGAAGGATTCGAACCTCCGTCTTATACCTTATTAGTTCAGTCGGATTTTACAAAGACTACTACCTTTATTAAGTATACGGGAAACACTTCATTCATTCTAGAATGAGGAAACCAACGGTTTAAAGATAAATTTATGAAGTTTGTAATTCTAGTAGAAATAAATCTATCCTAGAATCATCATAGTAACAATCATACTTTGTATTTCGTAGATTGTTTGTGGCATCTGGATACAAGCGATATGCTTCTGCAAATACTGCTTGCCCTAATCGTACTTGCCCATTTACTTTTATGGACTTCTCTGCATTTCTTTTAATCATAATGCAGTCAACTTGATCTGGATTACGCGGCATGTTTATATATATAATAACGTGGATAATCTTTCTTTATACCTTCTTGTGTATATATACGAATACTTGCAAAGTCTTCCCATTTCTGTTCTAACTTGTCACGAAGTCCCTCTCCGATACGTCTAAGTTCCTCTATGCTCTTATTACTAGGATTACTACTAAAAGCATATGGAAGCTTATTGCGATCTAATCGGTATACTACTAACCAATTAGTCTTTTCCTTCTTCTTTCGGGACTCTTGCGTCTTTTTAAAGCGAAAATCCTTCTGTTGCTCAATGATCTCCTTGATTCGTTTTTCATGAAGTGCACGAGCGGTTTGTTGTTTAAGCAATCGGTTTTCCTTACCGTATGCTTGTGCAACTAGTAAATTGTGTTTATGACTAAACGGCAATTTTTCATAACGTTCTTCTTTAGATAGTTTAGTCTTAAGCTTAGCTGTCTTAGTTTCAAATGTTAGTTCATTGAGCTTTGGATGGTGCAGAAACTTATTCAGTTCTGTAGTAATTTTCTGTTTAGCATTTGTTTCTTTTGCTTCCAAACCCTTTTTTGTCCAATAGTCAATGTAATTATTATTTTCTTTTTGTTTTGATTTATTCATCTTGATAATGTTTTAAAAGTTAATAGATAGGGGGCACAAGCCCCCGTTTTTTATGCAGCCAGATACATTGGAGCCTCAGAGAGGTCAATTTCTGTACTACTATTGAACTCTTTAACTTTCTTATCGAGTTCGTTGATCACAAGCTGACATTCTGCCTGACGGGCTTTAATGTAGTTGTGCGTTAACACTTCTGTTACCGGCAGTTTACGTTTCCCTTTCTTAGCTTTCTGAGTTGGATTGATAGTATTTACAATTCCAAGACGAATGCTATATTCCTTCATAGCAGATAGACGATAGATGTTAACTACATTAGCGTCTGGAGATAACTCCTTTAGTTTCATACCCATATTTACACATTGGATACGTAGTTTAACTACTACCTGCTCTTCATAAAGTTCTTTGATTTTCTCAAGTAGAACTTTCATATCGTAATTACGACTGAATCCTTTCTTGATTACATTCTCAGTATTTATGATACGCCAATATTTATTTATATCAGCAGTTAATTGGTCACGTTTTGCTATTAAATAGTCTACTTTTACTATATTGTTATTCATTTGATTTCTTTTATATTTAGTTGATACTTATGTTGATTAAATATACTAGAAACCGTCACCTGTTGTGCTCGCATCTAAATCGATCTAGCAGCACACTTCTTCTTCTCGTGGCTTTCCTTATTATACGTCAGTTACGGCGTACGTATTGCGAGCGTGTAAAAAGTAAATTTAAGAAGCCTCGACCCATCGTCTTGAGGCTCTTAAAATTTACAGAATTTGTGCTTTATCCTTGTTACTCCGTATTTCATATACTTCATACATCATCCATATACTTTTTACTTTGTTACTTAGATATTACAGAAATTTTGTTCAATTTTAAGTGTATAATAAAGCGTTACATCTGCTTAACGCTTAAACTTGAACGAATTGTTTTTTTAGATTGTAGATACTACTTTTCCTCGATATAAAGATCTACTGGAATACATCCTCCACCTAGATCAATTCCGATTGTAGTCTTACCTACTCTCCGGTAATTTGTCCCTTGGTCTTTACAGCTATTGTTGTCAGGTTGCCGTAATTCACCTCCACGTTTAAGTTTATATTCGCCTTCCGTTACACCTAGAATAGCGTTTAAAAACAGTCTGTCCACGACGTAATCATAGTTCTTGCTATCAATAGCATGATCTACAATTTCGTCCTTAATTGCATCCCGGAATCTACTCGAAGCCGGTGTATACCGAGCAAGTGCATCTCTAATAAGAAATGCTAGATCCGAAAACGACATAGTTCTTTTATGACCATAGCGGAAAAGCCATGCCCACCAAGTATCTGGAACAGATCTGAAAGTTGTCGACCCATCGTCTTTGATAACTACAGATGCTGCTTTTTCTCCATTTACAAGAACTAATTCACCAATGCGCGGATCCTCTAAGAGTAACCGAAGTAGTTTTTTACGGGATTCAGAAATTAACTGTACTCCTTTCATAGCCTACTTACTCCTTCAATCCGAGTGACCGGTAATATTCATCGTTGTTTGTTACAAGAATTTTGTTGATATCGTCGTAAGCCGAAGACCAGCCAACGATCTCTTCCAAGAGGTCATCTGCTTTCTTCTTCTCGATCTTGTTCAGCTTAGTAACAACATCAGTCAGGCGATTGAGATCCCGGAAGAACGTAGTTTCCTTGGTATCTTCCATTTTCTTAATAGCAGCCGTAACGGTTTCCATAGATACTTCTTTAAACTCACACGGAGCAAGCGGGAACTGCAAGGTAGTATCACCATTCAGAGTAATAACCATACCGTTTTCATCCGGAAGTGGATCGAGTTTAGCAGAAGTAATGTCAATCATTTTGATTGAATATTTCCGTAAGGGCTTAGTAAGCCGTAAGAGACCTTCACGCACTTTGTCATTGTGACTCAGGTCCATATTGTCAGCTTCGATGCAACACAAAGTTTGACCAATAAGATTCCAAGTAGCCAGAATAGCCCGGTACTTGTTCATGTCGAAATTAGAATTGTTTGTTGCCATAATTTTTTGTTCCTTTCTTGATTTATACCCTTTTTTGATAGGGTGGATTAATAACTAATTTTACTTTTAAAATTCGCATGTTACTCTTTTCTCTTCAATTCAGTTAGTCTGCTCAGTCTCTTAGAGCCGCTTTAAAAAAAGCTATGAAAGTAGACAGATGGAATTGGTCAATTCAATGACTTAGAGTAACACTACGCATCCAAAATCTGTAAATGTTTGATAATTTTGGTAATTTCTATTGCCGTAAAAATATCGAAAACAAAAATAAATATGTAATGTCACTATATAATAGCTGTGACACATGCCCGGATCAGACCTTCTTTTTACTGTAGCTGATCAATCAATACGAAACAGTTTTTTGTGCCTAGTTCATATCACTATTAGATGCAATATAAACAACTTATCATCAATTCAACGAATCTCCAAGTATATCAGCATTACAACAATCTAGGCGATTGAGGGACTTTTTATCTAAAAGTTGCAAAACTCACAAGCTGTCCGATTTTTCAGGACACCCACTTGACCTTATCAGGGATTCTTTATTTATAGTACACGAATACTTAGGATTTCCACCTAATCAGCCTTAATGGAGGCCTCAGCGTTCTCTTACGTATAATGTTGCGCATTATACTTTACGAGTTTCTTATGTCAGCGTAACGGTTGGTACTCAAAGAGTAAGGAATTACTCAAATTAGTTCTTTACAAATTCATCTATACTCGTAAGTATAAACTTCATGCAGGTGATTTACTAACAATACTCTTTAATGCTTTAAGTTAAACATGTTCATTCTCTCCTTATTTGGTATAGCTGTTCGTTTCAGCGTAGGCACTCTCCAACGAGTTCTTACAATCCTTATGTTACCTCACATACAGGAATGCTCGTCAGGGCAATACACAGAATTGCTTCTGCTTCGTGTCGGCCTCTTATGATCTCTTGCTTCGCTTCATACTGGATGTATGCGCTGCTCACTTGAGAAAACTTAGTTAAAGATACTTTGCTTACTTTGTCTGAAATTCATACGTAGTTCCAGTCCTACGGTCTCGCATTTCCTCTTACAAATATAATCCTTATACTAATCAGATTATACACAATTCAGACTTATTGCGGCCTCAAATCGCAAGTTAAGATTATATCCCTGTTGCAAAGCACTCTAGGGTTTTATAGTGACATCACTTAACATAGTCACTCTTTGCAGTTAAATACTTCAAATCACTTTGCCCTAATGGACAATACAGTGTTGCAACTGTAAGTATGAGCTGTAGACACGCAATTTACTTCTCAGATGCTAACTCTAGGTTCACATCATTGCGTATAGGTTTGGCACCTAATCCGGGTAACCTGTCATATACACTATCTAACAACGATAGTCTTGCATATGGGCCATAGCCACTCAGCCATGTCAATTTCTAGTGCTAATTTAACTTCAAAAATTCTACCTTCAGATGTATTACTTTAAATCTACCTTGTAGACTCACTTCCAATTAAATGATTTCAATCCAACGAGGTGTTATTACTCCTCTTATTAAACTATGTAGACAGCATAGTCTAATATTTCATTAGTCAACGTGATAATACAGAAACACTGTAGTAGTATATACTTTATGCTCTTACACCTAAGTAAGTGGGCAAAGGAGGGTTTGGAGCCAATCCTTAGAACGTTAGTCAGTTCATGATTACAAACATCTTTTTTGTGACCACTCGTGTTATCGTTCCTTCTTGATTTCATCTTTGAGTTGATCCACGAACGATTACGGAAGTTAACGATACTCCCTGCTTTGTTTAGTCTCTGCAATCTGCTCACTGCATATCACTGCGTCTTCAGTCACCAATCCGGTTCTCACTATGGGTTATGCACGCTCTCCCATTTTCCTATTATATTCTTCGTGTAGATAAGTAATCAATCTACTATAATAGGTTATCATACTATAGTTATAACTTGTAGTGGTAGCTACTTATTAAACATTTCAGTATCATGTATTACTTATAATCTATCTGCAACTGATCAGGTCTAAACAGAATGTCGTAGCATTTACGATGCCCTTCGAATGTAATTCTATAGCTCTTATATACCGCTTAATTACTCTCTATTAGCGGTCGCCGTTTCTCTTCGGGCTAAGATTTAATCCAAGTTGTGGATTAGGAAGCGGCATAAGCCGATTAAGCAATTTTGTTGTCTTAATAGTATTTTCTACATAAACCTCCTTTTCTACTTCTTTTGTTCTATACTCTAGACGTGTCTCAACGTCTTTTGTTATGGTCACAGTAGCATCTGCGGATGTTTCTCCTACAGTTACTTTGTCAGTTCTGAGATCAATATTCAGAGCCAGGTTCTTTCCATTGTTAGGTACGTCTACCACACGAGGAATAACCATTTCTCCGGCTTGAACTGCCTGACTTGGGGTAAATGGATCATATCCAATAAACCCTCCAAAAATCACTGCAAATGCAGCAATTGCTAAATTTCCGAGCTTCATTGATTGATGCTTTATTCGGCATACGCGGATTTGTCAACATAATTAGTAAGACGATTAACCGGCGCATTGTACAGTTTACTGATTTCTGCAATCTTGTCCTTCAGAATAGATTCAGAATCACCGTACGCAGCGGATAATTTCTTATAAACGTTGTCGCCATTGACGGTTTCAAAGGGCTTTTTGTCCTCGTCTACAATCTGGATTTTCTTTTCCTTCTTGAGAACACCGTCAAGAACGTTCTGCTGCAATCCTAACTTAATATTCTGAGTTACGATTACTAAATTGTTGTCAACACCTGTTTCAGTTGCTGCAATGTCTAAACGTCCTTTAGCTTTTTCATTCCACGATGCACATTGTTTTTCAATATGACGACTGATAAATACTCTTACCAGCTGTGAAATATTCTTATCATCTGCTGTAGGGTTCCAAGCCTTCAACAGAGCATGAGGTGCAAGAACAGTATGCTCGGAATTGAGACTACCATACATTGCACTGGTTACGGCATCAAGTGCACCGTTCCAAGAGCTACCAACTTTAAGCATAATGAATGCAAGAATCTGTGCCGGAAGAGAATCTTCCATGCTATAAGCTACACGACACCATTCAATTGCTTGGTTGATCTTTCCAAATACGCTTTTGTTCGTAGTTGACTGAACAAGAATTGCACGAAGGACCTTCTCCTTCTCTGATTCTTCCATATCCTTATTCGGTTCAGGAATTGCTGCTACCTCTGTACGGGCTCTAGCATCGGCTTTTGCAGCTTCCTTAACCTCTTTAGGAATGTTAGAACCAGTGAAGTCAATTACCATCTGCTGATCATTCTTTTTGTCAGGCAACGCTTTCAGTTCGATACCCCACATAGCTTTAGCTTCCTCTTGCAAGGCGTTAAATACATCGCGGTTAACACGAACACCGAACGTTTGCATGTCTGCTTCTACCTGAGCTCCGTACAAAAGGATTTCAGACATCAACAGACCACGATAGTACGTTTTAGCGGCTTTACGAGCAGGTTCACTGAGAGTATCGTCTTTGACGAATTCATCTGCAAACATCTTCATCAATGTAATACCGCTATCATGACTAATACGGTCATTGCCTCCGGCTTCTAACAGACCCTTACCAATGTCTACTGGTTTGTCTTTAGAGTCTTCTCCTTTGACTTCCGGAGCGGGGACTTCAACCTTTGTTTCCTCAGGTTTCACTTCCTCAGCTACAACAGTTTCAACTTTCTCAGCCTTCGGTTTGATATCAACCTTAGGCTTATCTTTTGCTGCGGCTTTTTCCTGTTTTTTATCTTTTGCTTTCTCAGCCTTCGGTTTCTCTACTTTCGGAGTTTCCGGAGTTGGAGTTGGTGCCGGCGTAGGAGCAGGCTCTTCTACAGGTTTTTCCACTTTAGTTTCTACTTTTGTAGTTTCTACTTTATTAGTAGGTTCAGCTGTTGCTACTTTAGTTACAGTTGCTTTCCTAGCAGCCAATGCTGCTGCTTTCTTTTTGTTCTTAGACATTTTGATAATGTTTTTAAATTGTTAATTACTCTAGTTATTTAAATGATGTTGCCCGTATTTATAAATACATTCAACTATCATCTATATAACCACATTTTTCTCTCACTGTAGGTAATCCTTCTGTCTCAGCGATAGAGTTGTCACTTTCTAATAATATAGGCTCCTGACTCACAGAGTCTTGTTTAGCTAATTCTGCATTCCATACAACGGATGTAGAATTACTCTGTGTGGGATGATTAGAAATCTCTACTGCTACTACAGCTTTCTCAGGAGTTTCCATTAATTTCTTAATGTGTTTTACTCCTGCACCTACAACTAAGCCTAATACTAGTAACATAATAGCTCTAGTAAAGACTTTCGGGTCCTTCATGCACATCGCGATTACATAAAGAACGACTATTGCAAAGAGCAATAATCCAACTACATTTGCCATAATTTGTAAGTATTGGTTATTTATAATCTTCAAAAAGTTGTCTTAGTTTTGCTCTTGCCTTATTGAGACATGTTTTCACGGTTGCCTCAGGAATAGCAAGCTCTTCAGATATTTGATGGTAAGACTTCCCATCTAGGCGAGCATAGATAAGATCCCTATACTTCTTACGAAGTAATGGAATACATTTCATGATAACTTCTACATTCTGACTTAAAATCATCTGTTCTTCAGGACTCTTTGTATTAGAATCAAGTTGACCAGCATATTCATCATCATCAATATAGTTGTTAAGCTGCTCTTTTTTAGTTCTTCTTATATAGTCAATTGAAGCATTAACAGCAATTGTTTTTAACCACATTTCAAATGAAATATGATTTACATAAGTTTGAAGCTTCTCGTAAACCTTTGTAAATACCACTGATGTCAAATCATCTGCTACATCACTGTTTTTAACAATGTTATAGATAGTAAACCAAATAGTTTTATTATACTTTTGATATAACTTTGAGAATGCTTTCTCAGAACCGTCTCTAGCTTGCTCTACTAAAAGTTTTTCTTCCTCTTTCATAGTGCTAGATTATAGTGATATGCGGTCAACCCAATGACCGCATACCGTATTAGAATGGTATCTTTTCGATATTATCGATTCTCCATTCTGTAATTGCTCTTTTACGGGCCCAATATAAATCTTGGATCCATTTACCATACAGGAGCAATGTGGATTTATCAATTGACTCTACAGACATAATCATACTATATCCAATTCGTAATCGAACCACTTCTGTCTTACTTTGCGTAGCAATAGTAGATAGCATATAGTTGAATAAGTTTCTTTCGAGCCAATCAATGATGTACTTAATAGTACGATTGGTACGACAAGTTAAATTAAGACCTGCAAGCAATGCACCGTCACCATTATTAACGTGCATAAGTCCATACCATGTTTCTCCCTCTTTCCATCTGCCAGTAAATACTGGAAATGGTGTTACTGTATTTTGGTCAATAACAATAGGTACACTAGCTGGATAATACTGACATTCTGCATTCAAGCGCTTGTTAATTTCTTTCTTTAACTCGTCAAAAGTAATTTGAGTATCTTTATACATACACAAATTTGGAGGTACTGTTGTATTCATTATTGTGCCATTTTAGTACGACGTATAATTTCCTTCAAAATAGTACCTACCTGCGACTTAGAATATCTTGTATTCTTAAGTAGATAGATTGTGAATTTTGGTTCCCAATTGTCTTTGTATAAAGACAAATATTCTTTGTATGTGCCAACCCATTCATTGAACTGTTTGTCACTATACTCGACATTCTTGTTAACCTCTTTCTCAAATCCAGATTTTTCGATTGATTCGCTGATACTGGGTAATTCGTAGATATAATCATTAGGATTACAAATAATATCCTGAATTTCAGGATCATTTGGACCTAATACTACAACTTCACCACTTGGAGATGCCATTTTATTCAATAGCACTCCGCTCACAATGTTTAACATCGGAGCAGTTCCGACTACACGGATTAATACGTTTGTTGTTGCTCCTTGAGCAATATACAAACCTGCTTTTGTTAATTCGACCATATTTTACTCTTTATAGAATTGATTTGCTACAAACAATGCATCATTCATTGATAAATTGAATTTGTCTTTAACTTTAGTTGCAAATGATGTTTTACTAGAACTTGATTGCATTAGTTCAAGCATCTTTTCCTTTGCACCTGGAGTATTGAATCTCACCCAACGAGTGACTTCAATTGCTGGCTTTTGTGTATTTACTTCCATTTCTGTTGATTTTCTAAAATAGTATTATATACTTCATTCCATTTACTATAATCAGGGTCATTTGGACTGAATAAAGTTAGAAATCCAGTATTCTCAAATAAGTGCACTATTCGAGCTACAGAATGTCTGTGCATATTTTTGGCAGCACTTTTCTTGCGCCATTCATATGGTACAAACCTAGTATACACATAATTAACAAATTTTGTCAACACTCTGTGTTGACGTAGAGCAATATACCATTCTGATGGCATACGATCTTTAATTGCGTCTTTTACACCCATACGCTTTTCATTTTTATTGATTAAAAATTTAATAATACTTTATAGATCAAATAGGTCATAAATTTACTGCTCTTCTACTGACATTAGAAATTATTTCATAAGCTATAAAGGGAGAAATCATCCCTATTCCGTGCAATCTATGAATTTCTTTTTTAATATCGCAAAGTAATGATAAATCGTCTATAGTGTTACAATAACTATTACTAATACAGCTCATTGCTTTACTAGTAAGATCTCCTTGTCTATATTTCTCACCACGTTTTTTCTTACCTCTTGCCATATTACATATGATTTAGTAAATCAGTAATGATATACCATTCAATGAATATAACAATACTTAAAAATAGTAAGATAAGATATTGATACCATTTCATAGTTTCCATATTATATAAATTTAAGTTAATACTAGTATGTGAGGTGGGATTCGAACCCACACTTTTCAGTATTGTCTACCTGTGTCTAACCAATTGCACGACTCACACCATTAAGTTCTAACATTTTACAGGGTCGAGAGCTTACAACAACACCTAACCAATTTATTACACGCAGGGATATGCGAGGCTTTTTACGACATTAGCTTAGCCGTTTGACTATTCTCAAGCACTCAGGCGAGTATAGTCAGATACGAAAGTTTTGCCAGTTATTGGCTTTATTGACCTATTCTATTCTCTCTTATCGCTGTCAAAACCACAATACCCCAAGCTCGTATTCTTTATTTCTATATCCTAACTATTAGAGGAAAAGAATACCTTACACTTTTAGAAAACCTGTGGAGTATAGGGGAGTCGAACCCCTGTCCAAACGATGATTAAATAGACCTAACAGTCAATGTGAATAGGCAGTTAACCAAAACTACCTACTCTAATATAAACAAATACTCTCCTTGTTACATATGTTAGTCCAAAAAATTATTAATTAGGGGCACATGTAACTCGCACAAAGCATAGATAATATTCATTTAAGATTTTGAAAATTCTGTCTGTATACGGCGCTCAGAATCCTACTCAAGAGCAGAAGAGCTATACTCGTAAGGGTACAAAGACCACTCAGACTCAAATTGATTTTGTGCTCCTTTATCGTCATTAGACTAGTATCAGATAATCTCTTATCATACGTAGTACAAGACCATTGTATTCGATACAAAAAGCGCACATGGCAAATTTTTCTTTACTTACTCTTAGTAGATATATATCTACATATGCTGTTAATTCAGCTAATCCTAGGATAACTCTGTCTATTTTGGACTTATTGACACTGCCTGCTGATCTCGTTCAATCCAATTCAGATAAGTAGCCTCTACAAGAGAGGCTACTCGAGTATTTTAATGTAAATAGTTAATGTTACCAGTATAATCCGGCAGCATTACAATAGCTTTCACCTTTCGGATAAGCCTTGTTGAGATTACGAATCTCAGAACGTCTTTGTTCACAAAGTTCAGACGCTTCTTTCTCTTTCTGTTCACGGAATGACATCAGTTTCTTACGGTGTTCGTCCGTATCCTTGTCACCGGCAGCATACGCGCGATTTTCCTCAGTTTGCAGTTTCAGATATTTAACTTCAAGCTCACCCGTTTTTCTCTTGTAACGAGCCTCGATGGCTGTACGACTCTGTGAGTATTCATCGATAATGAGCTGACGTTTTGCTTCATCTTTAGCAAGCTGTTCACGTTCTGTAGCCATCTCCTGTTTTGCAGCTTCTACTGCATTCTTTGAAGGTGATTTGAACGAATCCGCTGCGCCGCAAAAAGTTTCAGGGTTAAACTCTTCACACAACAATGCGGTTGTCATTAGACAGAAAGATAAATTTGTTTTCATACTTTGATAGTTTTTAATTGTTAATAATATAGTTATTTAAATGAAATTCAAAAAAGAAGACTACTCTACTTATTTCTAATACTTATTCGTAGATAACCCTTTTCCTTCTCCTGACCCTATTATAGGGTTGACCGTTGTATAGTCCATAGTACTCTAGCTCACGCTTGTGGCTTCCTTTAGGGGTTTGGTATATTTGTAGTCTTCGGGGGACTGGTTCACCATTTACTAACATTTAGTTGAGTAAAAAACCTACAGTCTATCTGGCGGAAATCCTGTAGTTCAAAAATTGTAAACTGTAATCCGATCATTGATTGCAATTCTGCAAAGCACTTCTACGGTCATACGGATCCATTTTACGGATCTTTTTAGTTGAACGTTTTCGTGCCTGAGCTTTCTGAGAAAGCTTTGAGCCTGGATATGAGTCCTTAAAGGTTTTTCCCATTTTTGTCAGTAGTAAGAATCGTTAATAATCCTTTTGCCAATTTACTGTAATAAGCACCATGTAAGTCCATACCTATAACATGATCTCTTTTAGACATTGGTCCTGTGGCAAGTGCTTGCAGTATAGGCATCTCGATCAGATTACTGGTAACACATTCTAGAAATCTGTTTGTGATGTCTGCACTGTGAAAATCAATCAATTCATTGACTGCTTTCAAAGCTTTGATAAACTTACTGTCTTCAATGTCTGTGCAAGCTCTTACACATTCACCTCCTGGCAGTAAATCTTCATCACTTAGTACATTAATACCAATTGTACTGACATTTAGCATTTCTGCTAATTTAGCCCCAAGCTCTGTTACTTGGTCTTCGCTAATCCTGTTAGGAACAGCAATAATAATTAATTCCATTTTGATAATGTAATTTAAGTTATTTACTTGGAAATATTCTTTCCGATTTGATGCACACAATACTCGTGTTCATGATATTTCTGATGACAACGAGTGCAGTAGATTCTCTGCTTTAACTTCTTTCCATCAACATTCTCAGGATCAAAGTTATTAATCCAAGCATGACCATGCCTTGCACAGTATGCCTCTTTACTTTTCTGAATACTAAAATAGGATTTAATCCATTTCAGGACAGATTTTAATTTGTTTGATTTATTCATTTTACATAATATTTAAAATTTTAATGTTAATACTAATTTGATGACGTCTACTATTCTGCACAATAGTAGAATGTTAATAAAGACAACTCTTTGTCTTGGTATTATGCAGATACCACGTTTGCTACATACACTAACTTATTAAGCAAGAAATACTGTAACTAATTAATCTTAACGCCCACTGAACACTTTTAAAGTTATGCAGAAATCACGTGGAAATGAAATCTTACTAACTACCTGATTTTTACGTCCGCACGATCATAAGTAATTAGAGATGTAACAACTCTTTGCGCGTCACGAGTACATCTTCGTGAACGGTGACTAATCCGAGTTTCTATATACTTATTTACGCCCCACAGGTTTGTCATTTTCTGATGATTTATAGATAATGCTTTAGAATTAGTAATAAGAAATATTGTAGCTATTCTCACGAACCGCTACAATGGCATACAGTTGAAAAAGGCTCTTAAGTAGTTGGCTTTGGCCTTAAAGAGTCAGGTTGTAATATTTTATCCTGTATCTCCGCACCTAAAATTACATTACTATAGACATTGATGTTACTTTCGTACTCTTCTACTATCTCCTTGATTGTAGAATTTGTACCAATCTTCATCAATACCGCAGCAAGTGCAGCTTTAGGCATCTGCATAAATACAGAATCTTTCCTGTGTTGCTCTTTAGTTACCTCACGAGCTAACAATACATCCTCAACTGTAGGCATCGTGATAGTATCACGAATTACTACTGTTTCAGGCTGTACTGATTCTGTAGAAACTTTCTCTTTCGAGAATAGGTTCTTAACTTCGCCTACATTCCAATGTAAAGCGACAAAAACAATGGCACCGATAATCATAATTAAGATTACCCAGAGCCATGCCTTATTAAAAGGCGGTCTGTCATTCATCTCCATCTTGATAATGGTTTTAAATTGTTAAACTTTATTGAACTTATCAAGCACAATACTTGTGCTCTTTTCTTTGATCTTGATAAGATGTTCTAAGGCCTTCGTGGCCCTCCGAATGTACTTAATTTCTTCATCAGTAAGTTCCATGAATTCACTTTCCTTATTGTGTTGAATTAAGTTTTTTAGATTACCTAATACTAATGCATATCTTCCACCTATTAGGTTTCGTTTGCACTGCATCCAAGATCTTGAATTCCAAACATGCTGCTTATTCATAGGCTATCACGATGTTCACGAAGCCAATCAGAAATATTCATCCAATACTTAAGTCCTTCTTCAGTACGACCCCAAGGAAACATTCCATTTAACCATATATATCCATTTCCATTCCATTCTTTGTATTTACAATCATAATTCTCTGGAAAGAAAGTAGGATAATATATTAAAGAATATTCTAAGAATTTACTTAGAACCTTAAAGTGCAACAAAGTATGTAATAGACTATACGGCATATTTACAATTAAATCATGCCTTAATTGCTGTTTTCTTTTTTTTGTTAGTTTCATAAGCCTCGTTTTATTTTTATGGCAGCTTGTTCAAAGATATTTACCCAAAATTCTCTTCCTTCAGGAGTGTATTTCCAATAGAATGCACTATTTAGCCATACTAATGGATTGTTACTACATGTATAGTAAATGCTACTAAAAAAGTCAGCTTTAGTAGAAAGTACATTATTACAGTACAAACCTAATGCTTTATTTTTTAGGAGTACATGTAAGATTACATATGGCATATATACTAACAATTTGTGTTTATACTCTTTGCTAGTTAGTTCCTTTCTTTTCATTTGATTGTATCTCCTATGAATTTATTGAAATAAATGTAGTCCTTAACAAGTATAACATAATCTACTTTTAATTCATTCTCGTGTATATACGGATTGCATAATTTCAATTTGTATGTATTATCCTTGTTTTCTTTTCCTACTATTATACAATTCTTATAGGTATTCTTCATCTCAATATAATTATACACTTTCGGATGACTATCATGTAAATATATAAGACCTAAAGCAGTAATAAGAATCAATATAATTGTAGTACTAATATTATTCAGGATATAACTCCCTTTCATAGTGGTTCTACATTTAATCCAAGATGTTGCAATTTATTAATAGCAGTCTCACTATCAACAGTTAAAGTTATTTCTTCTCCTGCTTGTAGTTTAGACATCATAAGAGTATAACCAAAGTTAGAGATACCAGCAGTTGCATGTTGGTTAAATACTTTGATCGGCTCGAGTCTGTTCTTACAGTCTCCAATTTTGATTTTGATAATCTTTTCCATAATATCTGTATATTTATAATTATAAATGTTTACAAATAAAAATAGCAATACCTACTTCACAGTAGCATTTGCTATTAAGAGTTCTCCTATTAATCGAGTTAATAAAACGAATACATACAATCACGCTTGATTGTAGCGCTAGTTCAAGGATTCGAACCTCGATGGATTTCTCCACACTCCCGAGGAAGATGCGCGTCTACCAATTCCGCCAAACTAGCATATGCTACTGCTATAAAAATAACAGTAGCTAAATTAATTTTTTATCTTGACTTACTCTTCAAACCACTCTTTAGCAGCGTGATCTATACTGTAATATTTGCCCAGTGTATATATAACCATACAGTCATTCCAGAATTTACTAGGAACTTTAGATATTATCTTAGCAAAGATAGTCTCGCAGTCTTTTAATGTAAATAGATAGTTAATATTTTTACCATATATATTAGCTTTAATAAATTCCATAAAAGAATTTGAGAATTCACAGGTATTCTGTATAATATTATATACATCTGCTTCAGTAACACCTGTCCATACAGGTAAACGGATGTATAGATGATATTTTCCTATACTACTTGAATTCCTTATGTAACGATAAGCTGTATTAGTAATATAATTTCCCAAATCAGCCTCTGTTTTAGCTGCTAGCTTTGACATAAATTCATATGCCTTTGTTCTGCCAGAGTTGTAAGCATTAGAGTCAAGTACAGTTTGTTGATGTAACTCTTCTTCATATATTACACCATCTAACAATATCTCTATAGCCTGCTCAGGTGTCAAGATATTGTCTCTCGTCTGATTCTCGATCGCTTTAATCAGACTCTTAATGTGTTCCTTTGAAATACCTTGATTTATAAGGCAATCCAATGCGTAATTTGTTATTCGTTTCATATTTTGATAATATTAAATTATAGGCTTTCGCCTTACCTAAAGATAGCCTCAAATATACATTTGATTAGTGCATATACTCCTAATAAAAAAGGAGCAATCCCCATAATTATCGCAATGGTTTCCCATAGAAGTTCTAATATCTCTTCTAGGATAGACTGTTTGTTGTCTTTATTCTCTTCCATATCGTTTTGAATTAAGTTGCGTTTTAAACGCCTGAAAAACTTACTCAGTAGGCTATTACTCCTCTATCATTTTGCACCTCCAATAAGGCTTAAGTAAGAAACAGGCGTCTTCAATACCTAAATAAGATATTGATTTTTTAAATAAACAATCATTTTACACCTAAAACTTATAAGGATAAGCCAATGGTACTATTAACCGTAACCGGCATTTCCATCTTAGACTTATTATAAGAAACTGGTGTTGCAAGACGTCCTATCCTAAGAGGGACCAGACTGTCTTATAGTTTTTTGTTAATTTAAAAAATTTAAAGCTAGGATTGAATAGTTCCCGCCTATCAGCCTCTCTGTATTAAACAGATAAAGTTACTACTGTTGTGGTTACTTAAATAAATCTTACAGTTTTTTCGAAGCTATTACAGTCAATTTACAACGGAATAAAGGAGTGATCAGTTCCTTCCTCTCTGTAAGTGTATAGTTAGAATACTCGTAGGTGTCTAAAAACTTATGTTATTCCGTAGCTTACGCTACTCCAAAAAAGTGCTATGTCGACATATAGCTATTGTGAGGAACGTAGAGAACAAGAGCCATATATTGAGTTGTCAACATTTTTTGCGTTTGTCGAGAATGTTAAAAGGTGCGGAGTGAAAGATAGTCTTATCCACTCACTCACACACCTATTACTTTTAACGTCTACGATTGTTACCCCCTTGATTGTTGTTTTTGTTACGCGCGTTTGCTCTATCCGCAAATTCAGAACCACCATCATTGTTATTTCCACGTTTACGGGCTTCTTTTTCGGCTTTCTCTTTTTCTTCCTCAAGGTAATCGTCGTACGTTTGCCACACTGCAAAACCGAACTCGTCGTCAAATTTCATGTTTTGTTTGTAGCGGTTGCGTGCTTTACGTACAGCATTTTCAACTGGTTCGTCGTCGTCGTTGCAAAGCAAAACAACTGTCACCTGGTCAAAAAGTTTAACTTTTCCGTCGTCGTCCAATATAACGTCACCCATTTGAAAATTACCGTCGTCGTCGTCTCGTGTATAGCGCATAATGTACACCTCGCCGGAAATATCACTAACCGGTACATTTTCCTTACACAAGTGAATCATTGGATAATCGCGTTCGTCTTCCTCTTTGTCCTCGTTTTCTTCAACGATTTCGCGAAACATTTCAACAAGTTCTTCATTCTCAGGAAATAACACAGTGTGAAAAACATTCGGAAACATAGATTTATTCAACACATTAGCGTTAAATATCCTACGTCCTTTTGCGTCTTTCTTTACAAGTTCTTTCTTTTCTGAACTACTTGCGGTTTCCTCAACAGCTTTAATATAAACCGCTTGTGAAACACTGGAGTTTTGCAAGTCTACCATTCTTGCGTCTACAATTCTTGTTAACATAGCTTTGAAAGGGAAGAGTTTTTACCCTCTGTTTAGATACCTACGGGTGTTCCTCCCATTACTATATCCCGGGGAGTGATTATAGTGCAGGTCTCCCCACACACAAAATAACTCGTAAAAATTTTTTTATATTAGAAAAATCCATAATCTACTACTCCAAAAGGTAAATAGTCACAAGGAACAAAATATAGTGTCACATCAAAATCATTGAGTTTATAAGTAAAGGAACTAACTCCTAATTTAGGATTACTCAATAACGCTTTTATAAGTGCACTATCAGCATAACAGTATATCATCCTTGGTAATTCTAAATTTTGCTCTGCTTTTTCATGTAATTTATTAGTTATGTCATCTACTACTGTACTAAGTAATTCTTTACCTTTAATTAAGTTTATCATATCAATCTTGGTTGGTTACACATATAAAACGTAGTAAAGTAGATGGTATATCTACACATTAACAAGCATTAACTATTACATAAAAGGCAATAAGTAAATAGTTAAAAACTGTTAATTATAGTACAAGTTAGTACAACCTAAGTAAGAAAATATACGTTTATAGGGGAGTAAGAGGGGTTAGTAATTACATAGTATATACATACTAATTAACTAATAATCTACTCTTACTTTACTAATTACTTTATAATAATTATATACTATGGCAAATAAGATATTAAATACTAGTAAGAGACGACCAATTGCATATCCGGGTAAATATGTAGATGTAAACGGCAAAGACTTTTTCTTAGTAATGGAAACAGATCAAAGTAGCTGTAAAGGTTGTGCTTTCCTGAATACAGGATGTGATGCAAATAGAACCTCTTACTGTACTCAGGGTTATATTTTCAAAGAAGTAATTTTAGATTTAAATAAAAAGTAATGTACATATACGATAAAGAGTTAGCTGAGATTATTAAGAATAATATACCAGTTGAGATAAATAGTAAACAGTACTTAATTGAAGCTAATAAATCTGGCAGTTGTGATGGCTGTGCATTTGGTGATCTAACAAAGTGTCCTTCTAGAGCTGTGCACTTTTGTTGCTCAAATGGTGGGAATATCCTTAAAGAAGTGAAACATACTAAGAAATAATACGTTTATAATTACATGGAAGATAAAATACTAGAAACAGTTGTAAACAACTTGGAATATACATTTGAGAAAGATGTATTAGTTAAGCCTTTAGAACCAGTGATGGTTAAGAAAGATATCATTACACAAATTCCAACAGGTGAGAAAGATGAAGATGGATTTGAGAAGTATGAAACTAAGACAGAGACTAAAGATGTTGAATCTGAATTCTTAAAGGGTGTGGTACTTGCGTTACCTACTTGTCTAACTACTCCTGAAGAGTCTACATATAAGGTTGGAAGTACTATAGTATATAACAAGAAGTTTGCAAAAGACTTTGATTTATATAAGAATAGTCAGTTGGTTAAACCTTACGACGTGATTGCCGTAGTTAATAAATAATGGCACGTTAAATTTTTCATGATTATAAAAATTAATTGTTTAAAGGTAGCTTTCAAAGCTACCTTTTATTTTATCTATGCTTTAAATGTTAAAATGTGTTAACTAAAATTAACATCGTTATTGCACCTCCGTTTTATAGTCAGTTATGGAAGACATACTAGTAGTACTGTTATGTGCTCTTATGATCACACTAGCAGTCAAAGGTTTAAATAAAAAAGATTAATAATATGAATAGTTATAAAGTAATTAAATCATTTGCAGCAGCACGTAAAGGTGATATGCTTGAGCCTAACGAAAAAGGTTTGTTGGTTCTTAATGTTCAGGATAAATTCAGTAGTAGATTTGTTGCTGTAGATGAAGATACCGCAAATGAATTGGTTGAGAAAGGTTACTTGCTTGAAATGAAATCATCCAACAATGATACTAGACTTGAAGCTATCAAAGATTTCTGTGATACAATGCTTCAGAAATACGATAGTGATTTAGATGAAGTATTGAGCAAGTATAATGAAGGTCTTATCCCTACTTGTGTTAAAGTAGAAGCAGAGACTGTTTATTATAATATGACCAAATTGCTTGATAAAATTAAGGAATTAGCAAAATGAATAAACTGGTAAAGCAAGTCAATAAGACTGACCTTTACAAAGAATTCCTTACTTCTCTAAATGGAGTATTACAACTTACTGACAGGGAGCTAGAACTTATGACTACTTTAGTCGAGCTAGACGTTAATTACGAAAAGCTCCCTGGTCATAGTAAGAATGTAATTAATACAGAGAATAGAAAATATATCAGACAAAAACTTGGAATTACTCCAGACAATTTAAGTCGATATATAGGGAGATTCAAAGAAAAAGGTCTGTTGGTACAAGGAAAAGTGGAAGATGAAATCACTGTTAATAAGGCAATTATACCCGAAATAATTGGTGATAGAGTTCAGATCACTTTAATATTAAGATTGAAAAATGAAACAAATTGAAGTTAAACCAGGAACTATATTCTTAGGTAAAGAATATAAATGGTATGAAAAGATTTGGTCATTTATTACTAGAAAAAAGTTAGATTATAATAAGTTTTATGTATTCGACGAAACAATGTCAATGATTGGTAATCCAAGAACATCTCGCCTAGTACTATTAGAACCAAGAAAGAAATACTCTAACAAAGAAGTAACCAAGTTACGGTTACTTAACCGTCTAGGTTGGATAGACAGAGCTGAAGATGTTTTAGCTACTATTAATACTATCAGACCAAATACAGTAGATAGCAATAAAGGATTAAATCAATTACTTACTAATAGATTCTACAATATTAGACATCTTTCTGATGAAAAAGAATACACAGAATATATACCAGCAACTAAGTAAGAAATATAACCTACCACATCAAGTAATAGAAGTAATATGTAATCATCCTTTTATGTTTGCTAATAAGGTAATCTCAGATGAAGAAGATACTAGAACACTGATGTTCTCTTACTTAGGTAAGATAAAGATTAAGAAGAAGTATGAAGACGATAAGAAGAGTGAAAGTAAAAGACCTAAATTAGGATCTGCGGACACAGCTAGTTGAGTTAATGGTCTATTACAAAATGTCTTATCCTATAGGCTTACATAAAGAATGTGAGATACAATTAGATGATAAAAGTAATAGGATAATTACTCCTGATGAAGAATACCATCTTGATGATTACACTTACTGTTACTTATATATGTTAAGTAATGAAGTAATAGCAAATATATATAGAAGATTAAATGAAGAAAACGAAGGCTAAAATAGTTGCATACGATCCTGAGATATATCCGGTGTATTTATATGTTGGTACAGTAGAATGTTTGAATGAAGCTAATAAGTTATTTGATGGTTATGATACAATGCAAGATGCTTCAAATGATCAAAATTCAGGAGATATCGTAGTATCAAATGATAATGTAGATGGCATAACAGTATGTGTTAGAGAAAAGAAAACAGGTGCAGTTGGCTTACTTGTTTTGATCAACACTAAATTAGCTAAAGAGACAGTATCTGAAGTAGTTCCACATGAATCAGTTCATGTTGCAGATGGCATATTCGATTACTTAGGAATAGTTAAAAGTAACTACGAAGCAGGTAATGAACACTACGCTTACTTAGTTGGTTGGGTTGCAGGAAGAATTAGTAATTACCTTATACAATACAAAAAATGAAAGAAAAAACAAATCTAACCGTAGATGAAAGAGATGCTGAGAAAGCTCAAGCAATTGCAGAAGAGTTAGCAGGTATTGATGAATTAGGCAATAGCGCTGAAGAACTGGCTAATCCTATAGATGATGAATTGCCAACTCTAGAAGAGGCAGAGTTGTCTAACACTCCTGTAGATTTTTTAAATCTTGGTGTTCACATATTTTCTGATGAAGAACAAACAAGGCGTTATGAAATAGAGAAAGAAAGAGAAGCATGCCGTCTTCAACTAGAAGGCTTGAAAGCTTTACTGTCTACAGAAACAGCTTGTGTTTTTCATATAGAAAATGGTCACTTTAAAGATTATGGATATAAAGTATTAGAAAGCGTCACTATAACAGAGTGGAAATCTGTGAATCATCCATGTAATTTCTTTGGTAGAGAATCATTTGATAAAACCATAGTTAGACATTCTATAGAAGGAGATATTACTTTAGAAGAATTACAGACAATGGTAGAAGAAATAATTAAAAACCACAAAGAACAAGTTTATGGAACAAGTACAACTGAAATTTAAAAAATTGAATTATGTTGAAGGAGTAGATGAAAACGGTACTCCAATTATTAAAGAATCACAAGGAGTATTACCTGTCAGAGCACATGATACAGATGCTGGTTATGACATTGTATGTACCAGATTAACTCAGGAATTAGATGAAGCTGGTAAAGTAGTACTAGTATATCATACTGATGTAGCAGTAGAGATTCCTCAAGGCATGGTAGGTTTTCTTCTAATGCGTAGTTCTGTTTCTAAGAAGTCTATCATGTTGACAAATTGTGTTGGTACAATTGACTCTGGTTATAGAGGTGAATTGATGATGAAATTCAAACTTACTACAGATGCACTTCCCAGAGTATACCAAATTGGAGATAAGATAGGTCAACTGGTAGTAGTACCTTACTATAAAGCTACTCCTGTATTCGTTGAAGAATTAAGTAGCACTGATAGAGGTGAAAATGGCTATGGAAGTACTGATAAGAAAGAGAAAAGTGGTACAGATTTGATCTTAGAAACTAAAGAATTAGCAAAAAATGAACATAACACTGGAGAGTCTACAACAGGAAATAGCGAAGTATCAGGAGATAATAGGTAAATATAGAACTAATCCTGAATATGTGAATCCTAACTGTCCACTGGACACAGCTATAGAAATAGTGGATAGACTTACAAGAGAATATTATCTAAATACTAGAAAGATATGATAATCATAACAGAAAGCATGATGTATTTATGGATTGCTATGATAATAGGTTGTGGAGTATTCTACTTATGTAATAAAATACTAAAATAAACAATATGAAAAATATAATTGACGGCAAATTAAAAGTATGTATTACTGGTGACAATATGGAAAACATACAGGTAAGAGAACTAGAGAAAAAGTGCGGTTTCTATATTGATGAAACATACATTGCTGAAGAAGACGGAGAAGTACTTATCGATGGAGAACTAGTTCCGTTTAAAGCAGGTGATATACTAGCAATATATGGTACATGGGTTAAAGGTAACAGCGATAGATTAGAGTATCAGACAATTGTTATTCCTAGTACAGATCAGTTGGCTATTTCGTTAAAAAAGACTATAAAAAAGACTATTAATGAAGCAGCTTCATGAAGAAAATCCACCAATTGAAGAGGATTTTAACCCCTGGAGTGATAAAGATAGAGCCGTATGAAGCTATTTGACATACTTGGAGGTAAAGTAGTAATACACTCAGATGCTTTAGGTATCCCATGCTTTAAAAAGGTGTGGGATGCTGACAAGCCTGATAAAGAGCATGCTACTAATATAATCAGTTACATAGTATTAAAGAATAAATGGGATAGTCCATATGTACTTAGTTCTGATAAAGAGAATATTGAACCAAGGCTTAAGAAACAACTACTAGGTGATGCTAATTATAAGCTGACTCCAGATGAAATACAATGTGAAAAAGAATTCATAGGATTTCAAAATACTAATACTTTACAAATGCTAACTAATATGCGATTGAAGTTAGATAGTATTAGTAAGTACTATAGAGATTCACTAGATGAAATACTAGACGAGAAGAAGATTAAAGATATTCTAGCTGGCATGACAAGTGTAGGCAATGTTTATAAATCATTAGACTTACTTGAGAAAGCAGTTAAGAGTGAAGAGTTATCTAGTACTAAAGTAAAAGGTAATGCTGAGATTAATCCTTATGAATTAAATTAATTTGTTTAAAAAAAACATTACATGGAAACTAGTATAAAATTAAGCGTTTTATTGAGTATTAACACTGAAAATAATATGAAGAACAATTTTACAATGCCAGATGTAGTTCTGGATCTTACAGACGAGAATAAAGATATTTTTGAAGCTATTGCAGAATGTGAAGCTAAACGCCAAGATCTGTTGCATTCTCCGTGGTATAAGAGAATCTTTAAACCTGTAAAACGTAGTTTGAAGAAATAACTATTCAATAGTAAAGTTATGACTAGACATAGCTTGAGTGTCTTAAAAGAAGTCAAGCATACATTCTCCTATGGTGTAATGGTTAGCACAGGAGGCTCTAACCCTCTTAGTCTGAGTTCGAATCTTAGTGGGAGTACCAATAAACATTGAAGATGAGCGCGCATCAACGTAACCACCTAAGTCACTTACTATTTGATCCAATAGTAAACACAGCTAATGATGGTCCTAATCGTAAGTAGGCACTTTTATAGAGTTAAGTGGTATAACTCTATTATGGCGGGATGTAGCAGTTGGTAGCTAGTCAGGCTCATAACCTGAAGGTCGTTGGTTCGAGTCCAACTCCCGCAACATTTAGGGAGGTTAAATACCTCCCTTTTCAATATTTAAATATGGAAGATAAGGTATTACTTAAAGAAGACTATCCTGATATACTTGGTGATTGGATGTGGGAAAGTGATTACTTAGTATGGAAAAAATATTGTGAAGATAGACGTAAACAATTTGAGGATTGGATATTCGGAAAAGAAGATAATGGAAGACAGATAGATAGTAAGCAAGATTGATTTTTATAAGCCTATTAAGAATAGCAATAAGTTCAGAAAGCCAGCTCTATAGTATATAGAGACTGGCTCTTATTGTTCCTACCCTAAGAATACTACAGAGTATTTTCAATTCTGGGACAAGGAAATTAGATATTGTATAGATGGTTATACTGCTGAAGACGGTGATTGGATAAGCGGGTATAACTATTTTTATTTGAACTATTGTCCTATCTCTAGAGTAGTGTATGAAACATATACAGATAGATTTGGTAATCAAAAGAAACGTAAAGTAAAAAAAGTAGAATTTGCTGATTTCTGGGATTATGATTACTATTACTTTACTGCTATATAGGAAGCTGAAGAATCAGGTACACATATGTGTGTATTAAAAGCCAGACGTCGTGGTTACTCCTTTAAAGGTGCAGCTATGGCTTGCCGTAACTATTATCTAATACCGGATAGTAAAACATACATATATGCGTCAAACAAGCAGTATCTTACCGAAGATGGTATTCTTACTAAAGCGTGGGACTACATGGACTTTATTGATAAGAATACAGCTTGGGGTAAGAAAAGATCTGTTAATACTTAGATGCGTAAACGTGCAGCAGTTAATGTTAAAGACGAGTATGGTAATGAAATAGAATTAGGTTACAAATCCGAAATCATTGGTGTTACTCTAAAAGACAATCCTGACGTAGTACGTGGTAAATCTGGTAAGCTTATCTTATTTGAGGAAGCAGGTTCATTTAGTGAACTAGGTGCAGCATGGCAGATTGCTAGACCTTCTGTAGAACAAGATGGTGTAGCATATGGTCTTATGTTGGCATTTGGTACTGGCGGTGATCCGTCTTCAGCATTTGATACATTGAAGGATATGTTCTACAATCCTAAAGGTTATAACTGTTTAGGCTTCTAGAATATATGGGATGAAAACCCAGGAGATAAACCGTGTGGATTCTTTGTACCACAGTATACTAATATATCTGATGTGGACGATAATGGTAATCGTCTGTATATGGATGTAGATGGTAATACTTTGCATAAAAAGTCTATAGACAGAATATTAGACTTACGTAGAGATGTAATAGAAAATGCTACTAGCACTACAGCTGTAGATAGATATGTAGCAGAGCGACCCATTACACCTGCTGAAGCAATGCTCGAATTTAATGGTAATATCTTCCCTAAGAAAGAATTACAAGCACATTTAGCTATGATTCGCACCAATCGTAGCCTACAAAATCACAAACAAGTAGGCAATTTAGTATTTGGTGAAGATGGTTTACTTAAGTGGATACCTAAGAAGAGAGGCGATATTACTAAATATCCGTTAAGTAAAGATGATGATCCTACTGGTTCAATAGTAATATGGGAACACCCAGTATAGGATGCACCTGTTGGATTATACATAGCTGGTATGGACCCATATGACCATGATTAGGCTGGTACTAATTCATTAGGCTCTATGTTCATTTACAAGCGATTCTAGAGCTTTGAAGAGTATTACGATATAATTGTTGCTGAGTATACTGGAAGGCCTTCTACAGCAGAAGAATACTACGAGAATGCACGTAAACTATTACTTTACTATAATGCTAGATTAATGTATGAAAATGAGCGTAAAGGTATATTCCCATACTTTACTGCTAAACATTGTGACTACTTACTAGCAGATCAACCTGACATCATTAATGATATTGTCGGTAACTCTAAAGTATAGCGTAGGAAGGGTTGCCATATCAATAAGTAGATTAAAGACTGGGGTGAAGGTATGATAAAAGATTGGCTTAATGAAGAGTATGCTCCAGGCAAAAAGAACTTGACCAAGATACTATCAGAACCGCTATTGGAAGAACTTATAGGTTATAACGACAAAGGCAATTTCGATAGAGTGTGCGCGTTAATATAGCTAATGATTTATAAAGAGCAACTACATAATTTAGTTGTTAAAGAAAAGACTAAAGAGAATAGGAATAGGATATTATTTGATGGACCAATATTTGCGCAACAGTGGTCAGATGAACCAAGTATGCCTAACCTATTTAATGATTCAAATACGTATACGTTTTAATTATGAATAACATTAACATATTTCCTGCATAGAAAGTACCCATGTCTAAGAAGACCAAGGAATGGAAAGAAAGCTGCGTAGATTATATTATTGGTCACAGTGCCTCTTCCAGAAATGGTAATAGTAGGAGTAGGGAAGAAGAGATGCAGACATACTATGATCTGTATAATAGTATATACAATGAAAAAGATCTAAAGTATGTTACTAACCCATTTAAACAAGATGATGGGTTTCCTGCAACTGCTTAGGATTATAACATTATTAAACCAAAGATAGATCTATTACTTGGGGAAGAGACTAAGCGCCCATTCAACTTTAGAGTAGTAAGAACTAGTGATATTGCTACTAGTAATCTATAGGATAAAGCTAAGCAATTACTTATTGATTATGTATAGGCATCTATTATGTCTAAACTTGGTCCTGAAGAGTAGGCTAGATATCAAGAGGCTTTGCAGTCTGGTGAAATAATGACACCTGAGTAGATACAGAAATATTTAACAAAAGATTATAAAGATATTGCAGAAATTGCAGCACAACATAGTCTAAACTATTTGAAGCAGAAGTTAAATGTTACGCACGAATTCTTCAAGGGGTGGAAGGACGCATTGATAGCTGGAGAAGAGATTTACTATGTAGGGGTAATTAATGGGGAACCTTATGTTGAAAGAGTAAATCCACTAAGTTTCAGTTATGAACAATCTGCTGATTTAGAATTCATTCACGAAGCATCTTGGTGCTGTCGTAAAATGAATATGTCTGCTACTGAGATCTATGACAGATTCTATGATAAAATGTCAGAGAAGTAGTTAAACGAATTGCTGGATATGATGGACGATGGTACTAGAGGAGGACTGAATCCACAGGTTCGTAAGACATCTTTAGACTATCCTCATATTAAAACTAGAACTATTAATGGTTTTAGTTCTAACCCATTTCAAAACGCCGATAATATCAATGTATGGCATTGTTGTTGGAAATCGTTTAAGAAGATTGGATTTGTTACTATCATTAACCCTGAAACTGGGGTAGAAGAAGAATTTGAAGTAGATGAAAGTTATAAAGTTACAGGTAGGGAAGTTAACGTAGAATGGACATGGATTATCGAAGTATGGGAAGGATACAGAGTTGGAGAAGACCTGTATATAGGTATACAGCCAGTTGAGTATCAACATATCTCAGCTGATAACCCTAATTCGCAAAAACTGCCTTATACTGGCGTAGTATACAACAATACCAATAGTTCTCCTAGGTCCTTAGTTAGTATGATGAAACCATTACAGTATATGTATATTGTAATATGGTATAGACTTGAACTAGCAATGGCTAGAGATAAAGGTAAAGTGGTAACTATGGATATTACTCAGATACCTAAAAGTATGAATATTGATGTAGCAAAATGGATGCATTACTTAGGTGCTTTAGGTGTTAACTTTGTAAATCCGTATGAAGAAGGATGGGACATACCTGGTAGAGAAGGTGGTAAGCCATCACAGTTCAATCAGATTACCGCATTAGATCTTACTATGGCTAATACTATTGATCAATATATTAACCTGATGGATAAAATTGAATCAATGGTATCTGAGATTACTGGTGTTACTAAACAAAGAGAAGGAGCAATTTCATCTAATGAATTAGTAGGCAATGTTGAAAGATCTGTAGTACAATCTGCTCACATTACTGAACCATTGTTCTGGGTTCACAATCAAGTAAAGAAAGAAGTATTAAGCATGTTACTCAATACTGCCAAGTTTGCATGGAAAGATGGTGATAAGAGATGTATACATTATGTATTAGATGATGCTACACGTGCATTCTTGACTCTTACTGATGACTTCTTCTATGAAGATATGGATATCTTTTTGGATGATTCTACTAAGAATCAACAACAATTAGAAGCTCTTAAATAGCTTATGCAGCCTGCTATGCAAAATGGTGCTAGTCTATTAGATATTGCTGAAATCATTACAATGGATAACATTAATATGATTAAGAATCGCTTAGAAGATATTGAACAGAAGCGTATGGAACAGCAGCAAGCTTTGGAAGAGCAGCAAGCTCAGAGAGAACAGTAGATGATCCAAATGCAGAATGAAGTTAAAGAAGAGGAATTGATGATAAAAGAAGCAGAGATGGATCTTGAAAAGTATAAGATAGATACAGATAATGCTACTAAGATCACAGTTGCTCAGCTTCAAGCATATAGAGGTTTAGAGGATCAAGATCAGAACGATAATGGTATACCCGATACTATGGAAATAGCCGCACAAGCTTTAGCTGAACGTAAGTAGGCATCTGAGGAAGCAGGTAAACAATTTGAATTCAATGCTAAGATACGTGAACAGTAGATGAAAGAGAAGATTGAAGATAAGAAGATTCAGCTTGAAAGAGAGAAGTTGACAGCTGCTTAGAAACTACAAAAACAAAAGGATGAAGCGGCTATGCAAAGAGAAAAACTTAAAGCAAAAACATCCCTGAAAAACAAAGTGGTAGGAGAGAAGTAATGGAAAAACTAGATCAATAGATAAGTGTAGTAAATAATAGATTATTACTACCTTTGAAAGTAAATGGTAAATCTGTATACTTTTTAGTAGATACTGGCGCTTCTATTGCTTTAGTGGATATAACAAAAACTAAAGAATTAGGATATAAACTTGGCAGTAAACTATCTTCTACTATTGTAGGAGCTGGTGGAGAAGCATCAGAAGTTTATCATACTAAAGATTTAGATGTAGACTTAAATGGTCATAAGTTGTATCAGTTTGTAGCTACTAATATAGATAATATAAAGAAGTCTATTAAACAAAATACAGATTATGAAATATTTGGTATACTTAGTCTGAAACAGATGCAAGATATTGGTATGATTATCGATACTGCATCTGGTAATATTTACTTTAAAGAAAAGGAGAATTAATTATGGCATGCGGAGGAAAGAAATCCAGCTCTACTAAAAGTAAAGGTGGAAAGAAAAGCAAATAATATTAGTAATTAAAATTAAACAATATGGAATGGGTGAAAGGAACAGATAAACAAGAATACATTGATGAATTACTTAAGTCTGGATTTGTAGATAGCGGTATAACTGCAATCATAGATGTTGATGATATGAAGTATTACGAACAGCTTGAAACTACTCTTTATCACCCAGAATTCCATATATTTGTAGACATTTACACCAAACACGCTACTATTAGAACAACAAAAACATATCTTGGCAAAGAATATTTTGAACAATGAATAGATAGGCATTTAAACAAAGAATACAATAGTATAAGATGTATAAAGAACAGAATCCAAATACATCTTATATAGACTGGAAGAATTTATAGAAGTATGAAGATGGTGGAGAAGTAGGTGGTAAAAAAGAACCACCTTATCCTTCTTTCTATAATGGTCGTAGAGTAAATAGATGGACAGGTGAACCTCTAGCTACAGGTGCGGTTAAAGCTGCTTTTGACATAGAGGATGCCGCTAATCTTACTCCTGTGGGCGATGCCATTACTGTCAAAGATATGTCTCAAGCAGTATTAAACAAAGACTGGGCTGGTTTAGGTATTGCATCATTGGGTCTTATACCAGTAGTAGGAACTGGATTAGGTAAAGTTATCACCAGAGGTGTACGTGGAATTGCTAAGAATATTGAAAGAGAATCCACAGACGCTGTTCGTAGATCAGTGCCTACTGTTAATAAGGATAGATTTACTAGACAGCTAAATAAAGTAATAGAGAAAATGCAATAGGAGAAAGGTTCGTTGCGTGATCCAAATTACAAAATCTCAGATATTAGTGATGCTAACAATGCTAGAAACGAAGTACTAGGAGATTTAAATAAAGAGTATTTTGATAAAGCTAGAGCAGTAGATGCTCAATATGGTACAGACTATGAGAATACTTATAAGAAAATACTAGACGCTTATAATGATCCAGTTGAATACATGCAAAACACTCCTTATGTAAAATACGAAGATCTGGGAATAGATAATTAGGGTAAAATTAACTTTGCTCCAGATGATGAAAGAGCATTCGAAATAGCTGTAGAAAACAGTCCTGCAAAACTAAAAGACTATGTAGTAACAGCTGGAAAGAACAATGCTACCAAAGGAACTATTTACCACGAAATGTCTCACTTAGTTGATGGTATGTAGAATCCAGGAGGTACTTTTGATATTAAAGATAATAAGCTGTTGTGGGAAGCAGGGAAAGAAAAGCATTTCAAATTATTTAAGGAATATAATAACGCAGTTAGTAATGCTGAAAAGATATCTGAGTATAATTATAGATATCTTACTAATCCTTTTGAAATGAAGGCATTTGTAAATACTGCTAGAAGTGATATGGCCTAGTTAGGCATACTTAATAAAAGAACATAGAGTGCTACTAAGGAGCAGATCAATAGTTATCTACAACACCCTGAAGCGCACGGTTCATTAAAGAAATTATTTAAATTACATAAAGACCCTGATCAATTTTACAAAATGTTTAATGCTATGCCATATCTTGGATTAACTGGTCTTGGAGTATATAATCTTTACCAATACGATACTAAGAACAATGGACAGTATATACCCAATATATCCGATACCAACTTATAAAAGTGGTGGTATCCATATAAAGAAGAAAAACAGGGGCAAATTTAACGCTTTAAAGAAAAGAACAGGAAAATCTACTGAAGAGTTAACTCACAGTAAGAATCCTCTAACAAGAAAGAGAGCAATCTTTGCATAGAATGCGAAGAAATGGAATAAAGGTAGAAAAAAGAAAAAATAAAACAATATAGTTATGGAAAAAAACACATTGAATGGATTTGAAGTATTTAGTAATTTCAATCCTAATGTAGGTAAAAATTCTGATGATATTGACATAGATCCAAACAAGATTGAAGAGTCTTTTGAAGAGATGTCTGACGAAGAGTTAGAGCAGGTAAAAAATACTACTAAACAAAAGAAGACTCCTAAAATCGAAGATGATGAAGAGGAAGAAGTAATAGAGGACGAAGAGGATACTGAAGAAAAGGAGGAACCTAAGAAATCTAAGAAAGCTTCTAAACAAAAAGAAAAAGAAGTTGAAGAGGAAGAGGAAGACGAAGACGAAGAAGATGACTCTGATGATGACAATGAAGAAGGAGATGTATAGGTTACTTCTTTCTTCAAAGCATTAGCTGAAAAGATGAACTGGGAAATTGACGATGAAGACGAAGTTCCTCAAACAGCGGAAGAGTTAATTGAGTACTTCCAAGAAGTAATTGAAGAAGCATCTGTACCTACTTATGCTAATGAAGAAGTAGCTAAGTTAGACGAGTTTGTAAGGAATGGTGGAGATATTCGTGATTACTTATCTATTGATGCTCCTCTAGATTTGGATGACATTGACATTGAAGATGATGAAGTAAATCAGAAAGCTGTACTTAAAGAATTCCTTAAAGAGAAAGGATTCAATAGTAAACAGATTGAGAAGAAACTGACTAAATATGATGAAGCTGGTATTCTTTCGGATGAAGCTGAAGACGCTTTAGAGGCTCTTAAAGGCATTAGAGAGGAAAAGAAACAACAGCTATTGGAGGATCAGAAAAAGCAGGCAGAGACTGCTAGAAAGAACCAACAGGCATTTTTTGACAACGTTGTCAAGGAAATAAAAGGCCTAGATAATATACGTGGTATTGCTATTCCTGCAAAGGATAAACATGTTCTGCTGGAATACATATTTAGACCTGAAGCTGATGGCAAAACTAGATACCAAAAAGATTATGCTAAGAGTATCAAGAACTTGATTGAGTCAGCTTATTTTACTATGAAGGGTGATACATTGCTAGACATAGCTAAAAAAGAAGGTAAAAAGAAAGCTATAGACAGTTTCAAGAACTCATTGAAGAATAATAGTGGTATCAATAAGAAATCACAGAAACAAGTAAAATCATCGGAAGATGATACTTCATTATGGTCATCCTTTGCACGCAAACTTCGTGTATAATGATATTAATAAATAAATAAAAATTACTAGTATTTTATGGATAATAATATTCTTAATAATTTAGTACTATACAAAGGCAAAAGATTTTCTGATCTGATTGACACAAATAAGATCTCTTATGCTTCACAGCAAAGTCCTTATCAGGTATCTACTGTATTGTCTTATGTATTTGGTACAAAAGACAATGGTTATAGTACTTCTTTAGATATGCTTACCGGTGGTCTCGGAAACGTAATGACTATCGACAAAGCATCTTGGGAATGGCCTGTAATGATTGATGCAGATAGAGCTGTAACAATTAGAGATGCAAAATGGCAAGGAGAAGCTATCACTACTACTTCAACAGCTGGTTTAGGTAATACGCCTATCATGTTGTGGTTAGAAGAGAACATGTTTGCTTCTGGTGCTATTCTTGAATTTGATAACAAAGAATTCCAAGTACGTGTTTCTGGAGCTCCTTATCAGGATGGTAACCTGTGGGTTTATACTTGCTTTGTAGCAGATGGTAAACCTTCTTCTTATATTCCTGCTGATCTGTTAACAGCTGGTTGTCAGGTATCTCGTCTTGCTTCTGCTTACGAAGAGTACTCAGAAGAAGGTGATATCCTGAACTACAGCACTCACTTCAAGATGCGTAACTACCTGACTACTATTCGTATCAACTACGATATCACAGGTTCTGCTTATTCAGATGTAATGGCAATTGCTCTGAAAGATCCTGCAACAGGTAAAACATCTTATTTGTGGGCTGACTATCAGGAATGGCTTGCACTTCGTGAATGGTATAAGAGAACTGAAAGAATGTTGGTTTACATGAAGAGCAATGTAAACAAAGATGGTTCTTGTAACTTGAAGGGTACTAACGGTCGTCCGGTATTTATTGGTGCTGGTCTGCTCGAACAGATTGCTCCGTCTAACAGACGTTACTATACTCGTCTTTCTGCTGAACTGTTGGAAGATTTCTTAGCTGACCTGTCTTATAACTGTCTTGGTACTAACGAACGTAAGTTTGTTGCTTTGACTGGTGAAATGGGTATGCGTGAATTCGACCGTGTATTGAAAGAAAAAGCAACAACTATGAACTTGATCGATACAGTATTCGTAACAGGTTCTGGTGATAACTTGACTTTCGGTGGTCAGTTCAAGACTTATAAGATGACTAATGGTATCGAATTGACACTGAAATACTTCCCGTTGTATGATGATACTACTTATAATCGTCAGTTACATCCGGTTACTCTGAAACCGCTGGAATCATATCGTATGACATTCCTTGATCTGGGTAGACGTGACGGTGAAGCTAACATCGTTAAGGTAGTTCGTAAAGATCGTGAATTCGTTACTTGGTATACTGGTGGTGCTGTTGCTCCGTCTGGATATGCTAAATCTAAAGATACTCTGAGATCTAATGGTAAGGATGGTTATACCGTATACTTCCTTGGTGAAATGGGTATCATGCTGAGAGATCCTAGAGCTTGTGGTGAGCTGATCATGGAGGCTGAGTAAGCAAAGTAAATAAATAAAACAAAGTAAGGGGAGCTTGGCTAGTGCTCCCCAAGCTTTTACTAACTTGATAATCTAATATTAAATATTATGGAAATAATCGTTAGAATTGTAAAACAGAATCCTTGGACAAACCTTACTAAATGGAGTAAGTGTTTTGATTATATAGGTTCATACTGGACTAGATCAGGAAACTTATACACAGGATTAACAGCTGAAGACGCTGAAAGATTAGAAAAAGAATTAAGATATGAACCGGGTACATTGTCACCAAGTAGTTCTTTCTGGGAAACATACGCAATCAAAGTAGGTAAAAATGATACTATTTTGAGAACAGAAAAACCTGAAGATGAACTTAAATATCTGTTCCTGAAAGGACACAAAAGAGTTGCAGATGGTCTTAACAAACAGAATGCAGCTACAGATTACTTGCTGATTAATGCTACTAGTGAAGCTGAAGAGACTAATAAGTTCAATAAGGTTAAGCGTGAGGCTTATAGAGAACTTGATAAGATGTCTATTGAAGATATGCGTAAGTGTTTACGTCTGTATGGTATTAAATCAGATAACCTTTCTAATGAACTTGTTGAGGCTAAGATGAATGAACAGATTGAATTGTCTCCAAATAAGTTTATGTTGAAATGGGTTAACAATCCTAATAAGGAAACTCAGTTCTTGATTGAGAATGCTCTTTCTAAGAACATCCTTAGACGTAACCGTACACAATACTTCTACGGTACAGAAATGATTGGAAATGGAATTGATGATGCTATTGCTTATCTGAATGATAAGAAGAATCAAGATATTAAGATGTCCATTCTCCAAGAAACAAAATCTAAGTAAATATGACAATAAAGGATTTACATATTGCTTTTAAAACTGGTGCTGATAAGAATGAAAAGGCAGTTGCGTTTGGTGGCTGCCCAGCATTCACACCAGAAGAAATTGATCAATTCCTAATGTAGGGATATGTTGAAGTATTATGCAATAAGTTTACTGGATCTAATGCCAGACAGGAAGCATTTGAAGGTAGTGTCAAAAGAATAGCAGATTTAGAAAGATTAGTAAAAACTGATAATGCTGTAGCTGTTACTTTTGACTCTAGTTCTAATGTACTTACTATGTCTGATTTCTTTAAAGATTCAAGTAATACTAACAATAGATTGTTCTTTGTAAATGCAGTATTACACTTTGGCAGTAATCAGGCAAATGTAGATCTAGTAGATCATAAAGCAGCTGATAGGTTCCGTAAAACTTATAATAACGATCCCTGGATTCCAACACCTAAGGCTACTATTGCTGATAACTAGTTAAAGATATATATCGATACAACTAGTATGAAAGCTCCTTATACTGTTGACATTACTTATGTTAAATATCCTGAGAAGATTAATTACAAAGAATATAATAAGGATATTACAGAAGTACCTGAATACGTATTATATGAAGCAGTTAATAGAGCTGTAGTAATTGCTCTGGAAAACATTGAGTCTAGGCGTACAGAAACTAAGCTACAAATAAATAATTTACAAGAATAACATATTGTAGTTGCTACAAATAAATAATTTACAAGAATAACATATTGTAGTTGCTACAAATAAATAATTTACAAGAATATGTCAGCACGTGAAATGTAGGTTGAGTTCGAAAGACGAATTACATTAATGAATCCAGACTTTGAGTTGAAAGAGAAACTCACTTCTGATACTATCTTTTCCTTCTTGAATGCTTATACTGAAAGATATGTAAGAATAAATTACCTACAAGAAGACTAGGTATTAGATGGAACTAGAGCTCAGAAAAAGAATGCAGATGCATTAAAAGGATTGATTGTAAGAGGTCTTTACGAAGTAGATGCTAAAGACGCTAAGAATACTGATAAAGTATCTGATAGAGTCAAATTACCTGAAGATTACTTTCTGTATATCAGAAGTAACAGCATGATCTCTAAGAACTATAAAATAGAGAATGAGATCACCAAAGAAAATGAATATGTTATTACTCCTAATAAGACCATTAGAGAGGATGATGTAGAGAAGATAATTTCTACTTACTATAACAAAGCAATCATGCTTAATCCGTATGTAGTGCTTAATGCTGGTAATAATGCTGATACATAGAAAAACATTTACATTAATATCATACACGACGAATATACTGTAATTAAGAAACTTGATTTAGTATATTATCGTAAACCAAAGAAATTTGATGTAATTGGCGTTGATGGCGTTAATGTATTAAATAAATGTGAATTACCCGATAACGTACATATGGAGATTGTAGAAGGCGCAGTAGAAATGTTTATTACTGAGGCTAGATATCGTCTTAACATGAAACAAGACTAATTATGAAGAATGTTGCCCTGCAAGAAGCGTTTGAAATAGAAATAAATAAGTTAGACGATAATCTAACTAAACCAACATCATCTATTACTGAATACTTTTTAAATGCTGGTCTAGATAAGTTCTGGAAGACTCGTTACTCTGCTATGAATTATAAGAGAGAAGGGTTTGAATAGACTGAAAAGCGCATCGACGATCTTCGCACTTTAGTACAAGAAGAATCATTTGAAAACGATGCTATTGCTACAGTAAATCCTTCACTGTATACAGTAACATTACCAGAAAACTATGTACTGTTACTTGGTGATACTGCTGGTATACAGCCTGCTGATGGAGTAGATATACCTTGCTGGGAAAAAGATGAAGAAGGTAATTATATAGTACATTATACAGATACTATAGAAGGTACCATAGAAACTGTAGATAGAATCAAAGAGAATTCACTATCAGAGTATCATTTGCATTATACTAAAGCTAGACCTATTAAGTTGATCGCTAGAGACTTAATTAAACTATATACGGATGGTAAATATAAAGTAAGTAAATATACTATTAGTTACATCCGCAAACCAAACAAAATAGATATTCACAAAGAACCATTTGCTGAATATACGGATATGCCTGAACATACACAGTTAGAAATAGTAAAGTTAGCAGCTTAGCTATACTTAGAGAATCAGGCTAATCCAAGATACCAAACATATAACAATGAAGTTAATGTGATGGAATAAAGAATAAGCGCTTACTAACGTGGAAATCTGAAATAATGAAAGTAGAAGGTAAGCATGTTAAACAAGAAAGCGCTTAATTAATGTTTAACTAAACAAATATAAACTATGATTACAAGAGTTGGTACCGTACTTATCGGTAAAAATTGTCCTACTTCTTATACTACAGCTGACGCTTTGGCTGCTGGTGATGTAGCAATGTTTGATCAAGATAGAAAAATTATCAAAACAGCTGCTGAAGCAGTAAAAGCTAGTACGCTGTATATTGGTGTAGCACAGGATAAAGTAACTGTAACTAAACCTGATGGCAGTACTGAACAAAAAGCGAACATTGAATTTTCTAATGCAATTCAGAAAGACTCTAATCCGTCTGCTGTAATTGGTGAATACGAAGCTCCAGTTCAGGAAAAAGTAGTTATTACTTTGACTAGTGCTACTATTACAGCTGGTAACCGTTATGTTCTGCGTATCGTTTACAAAGATATGTATGAAGATCCCGGGCAGTTTACACATACTTATGCAGTATTTGCTGAATCTAATGATGCTACTGCATTGGCTAAAGCTATTGTAAATAAGATTAACAAACACGCTAATCGTCGCATTTCGGCATCTAATTCTGCTGCCGTTATTACTTTGACCGCTATGGAAAAAGATGACAACGAAGGTGTATATTCTATCAATGAATATAGCGTTGTATCTATGGAAGTTAGTTTATACGAAACAATTCCGGGTGCTTTATTGAGCAATTTCCCGAAAGCGGTTGCTGGTGCAACTATTGTTAAAACTGCTGGTAAAGCTGGTAAAGGTTATTGGAAACAAGTTAGAGACAGAGAAGCACGTCAGATGGGTTACAAAGGACATGTATTTACAGGTACATATCCTGAAGTAGAACAGGTTAGAAAAGTAGTTGCTGGTGATACTTATGACTATGCTACTATTGAAAATGATAACTTGTATCTGAGCAATGATAATCAGTACATTAAGACTACTCCGATCTTAACAGAATTATATGTTAAGAAAGGTACTACAAAACTTGCTGAGACAGTACTTGGTAAAGGTATCAAGAGCTTCATTACTGGGACAGCCGTAGAATAATATTAAATTTCAGTGTACCGTAAAGGGGGTTAGGGGTAAAACCCTGACTCCCTTTTTTATTTAAGTAATATGGAAATAACTAAAACAGAAATAACAATTGAGATCAAGCTGAAGTCAGCTATGAATGTAACGGCAGTGTATGTGGATAACTTAGATAACTTTAAGAATGCTTATTCAGCTGTAGTTACCAATCATACTCAAGCGACTGTAAAAGAATTCGGTAGTGTAACTCAAATCAGTATACCGTTTGAAGAAGGTACTTCTACAAGTGCATTTACTGTTACTATTAGTACCGCTGATGGAGTATAGGAAGTTGGTTTTTACTATGACAAAGATCAACTGTATTATGCAGAGATTGATGTTCTAACTAATCATTGTAATACTTGTTTAGATAAACAGCAAAAAGAAAGAATGGCATTATTTATACTTAAGAAAGATCTGTTAGAATATGCAGAACAGAATAATATGATAGACAATGCTGTTAACTTTTACATAGACTTGGATAGAATGCTAAATTTAAGTAAGTTATCTAGATCAGTAGATACTTACAATACTGTAATTAGAGGTTGTAATAAACAGTGTAAGTGCTGTTGTAATGGATCTTGTGCAATATGAATAAAGACACATATATAATCGGTGCAGGTCTAAATTATGAAACTAAAGTAAATCTAAACTATAAGAAATGGTATATGCTTAATTTCGTATGTGCTGAGCATATAATGTAGTTATTAGATGATCCTAGGAGTAGTAATCTTTCATATGAATAGATTGAAAGACTTAGAATGCACATTAAAAAACTAATAAGATATGACTATAGACGAACTTTACCAGTTAGTTAAGTAGATTCAAGCACAAGTAGAACTTAATACACTTGCAGTTCAAAGTATATCTAATCAACTTAATACCTATACTCCATTATCACAATTCTATAATGTAAATAATAAAGTAAATGGTTATGATGCTACTCTAACTGATATAGCTAATAAAGTAGCCACGTTGTCTTTAGATCTATCTAAAGTGAATAAACTGTCTACTATGTTAGATACTAATATTAAAAATGCAGCCATAAATGATATACTGTAGTTTGACGGTGATAGGTGGACTAATGTTAAAGCAAGTGGAATTGTAGGTGGTGGTGGAGTTAACAAACTAGAAGATCTGTCAGACGTTAGAATAAGTAACAAATTAGATAAACAATCTCTAGTATGGGATAACACTACTAGTAAATGGATCAACTATACTGTATCAAGTGGTGGTAGTGGAGGAGCAGGAGATCTGGACGTTACTGCTATGTGGCAAGAATTAGCTAAAGCGGACTCTAGTAAGACTATAAATCCAAGCCACATTACTGGATTTGTACAGTCTACAAATGGAACTGCTACTAATCTAACAGTAAATACTTTAACTACTAGTGGAAATGTAAGAATGGCTAACGGTAGTAAACAGCTTAGCTTGACTACTTCTGGAGTAAGTGTTAATGGAGATCTTACTTCAACTGGAGAAATAACAGCATACAAACTAGCGTAAAAATGAATAGAAATAACATATATACAGTTAATCCATTATATAATGGTTCTACTACTTAGGCTACAGAAGATGGTTCTGTGCAAAGTAGTGGAACCACTATTATTTATCAATAGGGTGGTGGAACTGGTCTAACTGATGCTTAGAAATAGAAACTAGATGGTATTTAGGAAGGAGCTGAAGTAAATCAGAACGCTTACTCAAAAGTAAGATTAAACGGTTCTGATACCTTAATAATAGAAGCAAAGAATAAAACTGATATACTTAATATGTCAGGAGTATACCCTATTGCTATTGCTATTAATGGTAGCGGAGGTCTTGATTTTACCGTATCGTCAGATCAAACTAATACTAATGCCGTAGTAACACAATCTCAGTTACAAGCCGCTATAGAAAAATTATAGAAGGATAGGTATTGGAAAGTAGATGAAGATGGTAAGTTATATACTGAATTAGATGTATATTCTCACAAAGAAATCTCAGCGTATGGTGCTGGTACTGGTGGAGGAAGCACAGGTGGTGCAGGCGCATTATACGAATGTGCTGATGTGCTTAGAGATGGGGACAAAGTATAGGGTGCAGCAGTAGGCTCTATCCTATCATACAATGGCTCTCACTGGTATGCAATTCCACAGTCTGCTATTACTCCAGATTTAACAAATTATGCCACTAAATCATATGTAACTCAACAGATTAATGACCTTATTGGTGGAGCTCCAGGTACTCTAGACACTTTAAAAGAGATTGCAGAAGCATTAGGTAATAACCCTAACTTTGCAACTACTGTTACTGAGATGATCAATAACATTGGTCTCAGAGTAGATCAAGTAGAGGATAGAGTTGTATCCTTAGAAGACATGTTTGAATGGGATAAATCTGCCAGTGCTTCAGATCCTAGTCTGTGGAGAATAAAAGCTAAAAAAGATCTATACGGTGTAGGAGAAATTAGTGCGTATGGATATTCATCAGGTACTGTACCAACAGGTGCACAATACTTATATGAATTAAAGGATGTACAACTAACAGATTTAGCTACAGGTCAATTATTACAGTATAATGGAAGTAAGTGGGTAAATATAGATAAGAATGCTGTAGGCCTCAATGAAACAGAATTAGGTAGATATCTTACTAATAATAACTATGCTAAGAAAACTGATATTACTTGGGCTAACTTACTAAATAAACCTACTACTTGGGCGTGGGCTGATATTACAGGTAAACCTACTACATTAGCTGGATACGGTATTACAGATGCTGTAATTAGTTCTAGACAGGTATTAGCTGGTAATGGATTAACTGGTGGAGGAGCATTAACCTCTGATGTTACTTTATCATTAAATACGATTGGAACTGCTGGCACATATACTAAGATAACTACAGATCAATATGGTAGAGTAGTATCTGGTACTATACTATCTGAAGGTGATATACCTACTTTACAAATAAGTAAGATTAGTGGATTACAATCTGCTTTAGATAGTAAACTCAATATAAGTGATTTCAATACTTGGTTTACTATTAATAGAGATACATCTGGTAATATAGTTAGTATATAGGCTAATTACAATTTATTCTCTGTGGGTGAAGTATCTGCATATGGATTAGGTGGAACTCAACCTTCTATTACTACATTAGCTGGGTTAGACGATGTCAAAATTAATAACCCACAAAATAAGTAGGCACTGATATATGATTCTGCATCAGGTAAATGGATAAATGGAGCAAGTGTCGGAGGAGGTAATATATCTCTTAACGGTACTGTTTATAAAGCAGTAGATGGTCTTATCACCTTACCTAATTTATATGAAAAAGTTGCAGGAGGTACTTCTTCCCAGTTCCTCAAGGCCGATGGTAGTGTGGATGGGAATTTGTATGCTTTAGCGTATGAAGGGAATCAGAATAAAGTACAATATTCAAGACATACTGATTATCTTAAAACAGTAGATAGAAGAAATCAGGTTTATACTCCTAATATTATTGAAAATAGTTCTTTAAGTTCTTATTTTACTATTAAAGATACACCTTATGCTAACTGGAGAAGTACAATAAGTGTAAAAGGTTGGAGTTCACATTATGCAACATGGGAATTAACTGGTCCAAGTCATAATGATGATACAAAAACAAATGAAAGACTTTATTATAGATATGGATTTAATACTACTTGGAATCCTTATAAAGCAATTGCTTTTATTGATGATGTTAAAAATTTAGGCGAGGCTTATTTTAATGGTCAAAACATTTATTCTGATTATGGACATTGGGTTGTAGGATTAGTAAGAATTGGAACCGCTGATATCGGCGATAAATATATTAGCGGTGAAATGATTTATAGAAGATCTAATGGCATTTATTCAAATGGCTCTGTTAAATTTAATCTTATAAAGAAATATAGTTCTACACAAATGTTTGCAGGAGTATTTTATACTGGCTATGGGGTTGATCCTGACCAAGATGCTCCAAGATTATGCACATTTACATATCAAGGTGTTAAATGGGGAGGTCTTTGTTGGAGATCTGCTGCGTCTTTAAATTCAATTAAAACTATTATATATGATAATAGCTCTACTGATGTTCCTTTTTATGTTAAGTATTTTAATTCTCAAAGTGGAGAAATTCAGAATGCTGAAATCAATAGTTCTATTTCTATATTAGGTTCTGATATAGATATTGCTCCTGTAAGCACAAATGGTAGATTTTATACTTCTGCTGATAGAATAGAAATTAATAATATTACTAATGGATGGTCATATATAAGATATAGAACTAATGGAAGATTTTGTGATGTAGGTTTAAGTGGAACTACCGCTGGTATGGCCGAAGCTGGTAGTTTTGAAATAAGACCTACTGGTTCAAATAATGAAGGAATATTTGTAAGATATAGTCAATCAGATTATGGTAAACTTGGTGTAGTTAATAAGTCTGGACAACAAGCTTCCATTGGTTATTTTAATAGTAATAATGGATTTGGAGATAAACCTATATGGACTGTCGGAGCAGGACTGAGAGACTTAAGAAGTTTTGATTGGTGGTATGGAACAGAAGGATATAAGATGACATTAATGGAAGACGGAAGATTGTTTATTAACAGGAGACAAGGAGATGCTCCGTCATATAGTCTTAGTATAGGAGATAATGATACTGGTCTAAATTGGCAAGCTGATGGAATTATAGAATTTAGGTCTAATGCTAAGCAAGTTGGTTATTGGGGATATACTAATGGAAGATTATATAATACTTATTTTAGAGAACCAACTGGAAATGGATATGCCGCTACATCTATGATGGTTAATGGTAATGGTAGTGATCTTTATCCAGGTATTGGTTTTCGTCAGCCAGGAATTACAGCAGGAGTAGTATATTTTACTAGTGCAGGAGAATTTAAATTTAGAAATATAAATGATAATGGATATACAAATGTTTACGGAGGTAATCTTATAGCAGATGCAGGCTTTCTATATTCAAGATATAATGGTATTGAAATCAAAATCGGAGCAGAAAATGGGTCATATGTTCATTTTTTAACTAATCCTGCAAGAAGTTTATATTTTGCTAATAGTTTATTTATAAGTGGTGGTGTTTTACCATATACAACTTCTACTCATGATTTAGGAGACGCAGGCCATATATGGAGAAATATATATGCAAATAGATTAATTGGAGAAGCAGATAAATCCGTTTTTCTTGTAACTAATTATATTGGAGGACAACAAGCAAATCCTCAAACTTATTTTAACAATATAACCGGATTAAAAGTTGCAATGACAGGAGTTTATACTAATGGAGCGTATTGGAGTGATACTTTATGGATTAATGGTTATCATGGAGATGACGTCCCAAAATGTATTGCATTACATTTTCCAAGAAATGGTAGCGCCGAAATGTATATAAGCTCTCAAGAAACTAAAAGTACAAGTTATGGAGCAGTATATAGAATTTGGTCATCAAGAAATAGTAATAAAAATGATGCAAGTTGGGTTTGTTCTACACTTTCAGCAAGTGGAAGAGTTAGTTGTGCTGATGTATATTCAAATGGTTGGCTTAGGACTGTTGGGCAAACAGGATGGTATTCTGAAAGCTATGGTGGTG